CTCGTACCACTAGAACCACTTGTTGCACTAGTACCAGAGGTGCCCGTTGTTCCACTTGTTCCAGCTGAACCTGAGGTTCCACTAGAACCGCTAGTCCCAGTGGTACCACTTGTTCCACCAGTACCATTTGTCCCACTAGTACCCGATGTACCTGTTGTTCCTGATGTAGCACTAGAACCACTAGTTCCTGAACTTCCACTTGTCCCAGTGGTACCTGAAGTGCCAGATGTGGCAGATGTGCCGCTCGTACCGTTTGTACCTCCTGTTCCATTTATACCTGATGTTCCACTTGACCCTGAACTACCAGATGATCCATTACTACCTGTTCCACCACTAGTTCCTGATGATCCTGAAGTTCCATCTGAACCAGAAATACCGTTTGTACCAGATGTTCCACTTGTTCCTGTAGTGCCACTAGTTCCGTTAGTTCCAGATGTTCCTGAGATGCCACTAGTACCCGATGTACCAGAGCTTCCTGCAAGACCATTTGCAAAAGCTTCCTCTATCTTCTCAATAACCACCTGGAGGTTGTCATTGGTGTTAATCTTTGTATAGATGAGGTTGGGTCCTTCATAGAATACACAAGTGGCATTCAGAATGACGGGACAAGGATCAGCGCTACAGATTACTGGGTTTGAACAAGAAGTGTTCTGGCTATGATTGCCAAAAAGTTTAGACAAGAACGGTACCTTATCTGTATCATTAACTGGTTCAGAATCAGGAATGGGCGTATATACAAAGGACACATCGTCCAAAAACTCAGGGACTTGAGACTCTCCTGAGGTTCCAGACGTACCATTGTCCCCATAATTAAGTATAGTGGGAAATACGTTCATGTCTTAAATTAGTGTACGATTTTCAATACATCACCTGTACGGTAAACCTGGCCTGCGAGGAGGCCACCTGCAATAGCAGCAGCATTATCAGCATATTCGGAAGCCCCTGTATAGGGAATAGACAAAACAATTCTCCAATCCAAGGCACCTGTGCCTGTGGTTTGAGCATAGTAAAGGTTCTTGGCCCCACTAGTTCTTACAAAAAGTTGGCCTAGATAAGTACCAGCAATAGTGGGAGCTCCAGTTCCCGTTTTGGGAACTAGGTTATTATTTATCTTACCCAACGCAACCTCCAGAGAATCAAGAGGGTTGATATCAGCATTGGCAAGATAGGGACCATTATAGAGTACGCACAGAGCGTTCTCATAGGTGGCACATGTTGGGCAAATTGCAGCGGTTCTCATAGCGAGCGAAATTAGTTATTAGTTATTAATATTCAATGAGTTAAAACAAAAATACAGCATAATATAGCAATCACATCTACCTTATTCCTGACTGAGAAGGCATCCTGATTCCTAGGTCTTTGGCGGTCTCAGGAGAGAACATAGGAAGGAGCTGAGCCCCCTGACTAGTGATGGGGAAAGACTTCATCAGGTACTTAATTACCTGGTTCTTTTCCACCAGTTCTTCATCTCCCACAGATAGTCCGTACATCTCCTTTCCAAAATTGACCAGGGTTTTCTTATAGTTTTCTATCAGTCCTAAGGATGGGAATACGCCCTGGGATACCAGGTTGAATATATTGGTAGGGTTGTAGAAGTAGGCAATCTCATCTGTGAACTTGTCCGTAGCCTTGAGCATGAACTTCCATCTGTTCCTTACAATTGGGTCCTCATCCTCATCAGGCATATTTGCCTTAAGTCCGAAGTAGATAGCCAGGAGACCTAGGAAGATGAGCAAGTCCAGCATCTGATTTTTCATGTTCATTCTGACCAAGTCTATGAATTCATCCTCAGTCATTTCGAGCTCCTTACCAGTGTCCTTTTCATAGTCAGCCTTCTTCTGCTCATACAGAGTACGTATCTGTTGGACAAACTTATCATCATTACCAAGGATGGCACTTTTGAGGCTGTCTAAAGCATTGATGGTGTCTGTGGCTACAAATCTAAATAGCATTCTCATTCTACCCCACTCATAAGCATCTGAGGCAGAGTTGTATTTAAGATTACCAAAACGTACATCAATCAGACGAGGAATCCAGTTCTTGAACACCATGAATGAGTTGCTGTATACATTAAGGTTGATGAGACGTTTGTTAGCTTCTGACATGTTACCCAGAGCATCTGCTGTAACCTGTTGCACCTTCCTTCTGAGCTCAACAACACTTTCGGATTTCTGCTCTACACCAGGGATTGTAAACTGATCACCTTCAATCTTAGCAACTTTCAACACACCCTTCTCTTCAATCAGCTTCTGTACATCCTGCTCAAACTTATCAGCTCTAGCTTTTCTTTCCTCTCTTGTTCCGTCGTACATCTTGCCAAGATAATCAGGTTGTTTTCTGACGTATTCTCTAGCGTTAACCACCTGACCATCAACCACTATGCTGTTCTCGAGGAAGGCATAGAAGTTAACAGCCTGTACAGCACGATCAGATTTTCTCATGAGTATCATGAGCCAATCCTGAATACTCTCCTGACTCATACTGCTCAGAGACAAACTCTTAGCCAGGTCTCTATTATAGTTCTCTGTGAAAGGCATGAAATAGTTCATGGCTGCCACATACTTTTTAGCATCCTCTCCACCCAGTTTGTTCCACAGGAGCTTACCCTCAGCCTTTACAAAGTCAGACTTGGTGAAATATTTACCCGAGTTAATCAAAGACTGAGTAGTACCACCAAACAAGTTAGACATGGAGGACAACACGTTCAGACCAAGAGCCTGCAGTTGGAAGGTAGTATTAAGAGCATCAATACTCTTGTTCATACTTATCTGTCTGCCACCTAATCCTTCAGGCATAAGCTTGAATCCAAGCTTCTTGTTTATCTTCTCTCCTACACCACCAATCTTTCCAAGCACCTGGTCGAATGTATCGCTCTCAATAAACTTCTGCTGGTAGATGATTGCCTTGGTCATGTTCTCTATGATCTGGGCATTCTCACTATTGTCAGGATTATACTGGAGCTCACCATCTTTGTATTCTGTCTTTCCCCAGAACGAAGAGGCAATTGATCTCTTGTTTCTTTCGAGTCTGTTTAATGCAAGTGCCTGATCCTCAATCTCACTGAGGTATTTATATCTAAGAGCAAACTCATTGTACAGTGCCATTGTACGGAATAAATCCGTACTAACCTCACTTTCCAGTTCTCTGGTAAAGTAGATGGGAATCTTGTCTATCAACTTACCGCTGATAGGGTCACGCTGCCCATATCCTACATCACCCTCATCAATGGATATTGTCCTGAGGAACTGCTCACCTACGGTGACATCACCACCCAGTGCTAGTTTCTCCGTCAGTCCTTTTCTCACCCAGGGCAGGAACACTCTGGACTGTTTAGCATTAATATACCCTAAGTCTCTGTACATCTCGTTTCTCTCACGGATGTAGTTATAGAAATCAATAGCTGGTTGGTTAAGATATTTACCAGAGGCGTCTTTCTTTGTAAGTTCTTTCCACTCTTTAGACTCCCAAGTTTCCTTATTAGGAAACTGTTTCACCTCATCGTACAGCAACCATCCCAAGGACTGGTCTGTGCTGATGTTGTACAGTTCTTTTGCTCTTTTCAGTTCATTCTTGATCTGGTTAGCAATGTCTTCTTCTGTACCAATACGAGCTTTATCAAATATGCGTGCCTCTTCCTCAGTGAGTTTCTTGCGTAGATGTTCAGCATAAGCCGCTCTATCTACATTCTCCTTAATCCACTTATAGTCTTTCTGGGCTACAGCGCTGTTCAGTTTGGAGTAGAACTGAGGGTCAAACTCATCAATCAGTTCATTCTTATCTTTGATAGCACGTTGGTAGCGCTCCTCAATTTTGTCTACCTCCTGCTTATATGATTCTTCAGTGAGCTCAGGTTTCATCTTGTTGAGCTCATCCATTTCAGCTTTCTTGCGAGTCTCAGCATCCTTCTGATATGAATCAGCTTTCTTTCTGATAATATCAAAGTAGTTCTTGGCAGTGAGGCCTTTTCCTCTAGCCCATGCATCGTATGCTTTCTTCATCTCCAGGAGCTTTCTGCTCTCTGCAGCTGTGTCCTGACCTGCATAAGTGAATGCACGGGTGGCTTTTCTAAATAGAACACTAGCAGCCTTAAGCTGTATAGTGGCTGTACTACTAAACCATTTACTTACGCCTCTTACAGATTTCTCTCCTTCCTTCACACCCTTCACCTTTTCAGAAAGCGCAATGAAGTCGTTAGTAAAACTCTTATCAAGACGTAACAGTCTAGATCTCAACAGCTTAGCTTCAGAGCTAGCCTTGTAGATGTCACTCTTAACATCCTCAGTGGCTTTATCAAGTGTGCCTCTGAACAAGAAGTCAAGTTCTGTAGCCAAATCAGAATAAGTATCTAATGCATCCAATCCATCGTCTATCTCTTTTGTAAATGCACTGCGCTCTGGTTCTGTGAAGCTTGCAGGATCTTTACCCTTGAACTTCTCATCAAACTTGGTGAATATATCGTTGATCTGCTTATTGATTACACGAGCTTGATAAACAAGAGCTTTAGCATCTCTTCTCATCTGCAGGTGACGAATAGCTTTGTAGAGAGAGTTAAGTTGCTCAGCCTTAGTGAGTTTCTCACCAGGCACCACCTTTCTCTCAGATATTCTCTTGTAGATGCTATTAAGTTTAGCCAATAGATCATCCAGTTCTTCTTCTCCTGTAGCTTCTTCCTCTAGACCAACAGGGAGAAGGTAGTCTTCCTGGATGTTCTTTATGTCTACATCCCCAATCTTTATACTAGAAAGACGTGGTAGGATTTCCTTTTTGTAGTCAGCTTCTGTATACACAGCCTGAATGGGAATCATTCTGGTCTGGTCAAACTGATCTTCCTTAATACCATATGCTGTCTTGAGGATTAACTTGTACTGGTTCATCTGTGTACGCCATGCGTTCACTTTGTACCAGGGAATGTCCTCATACTTATTTGTGTTCAAATTAGTAAACTTCCAGTCAAGGATGTTCACCTTACCATCTTCTGTGATAGCAATGAAGTCAATGGTACCAGCAATACCACCTCCTGGTCTCTTAGCATCATACACCACAGCTTCAGAAAGGAATCTTGCATTAGGACCAAATGAGTCCAGACGCTTCTTCAGATTGTCTCTGAGGATGGTGTAATACTTGCGGTCCTGATTGTTTAGCTGAGAGACGTAAGCACTATCATCCAAAGGCTCAGGTCTCATTATACCTGTCTGAGGATCAACGTATACACTAAATGCATACTCCAAATCAGCGTGTCCAGCCGTACCCTTGTCAGCCTTCATGGCATCAATAGACTTCTGGAACTCTGTGTCTGTTAACTTCTTCTCTCTAAATCTACGTTCGTACCAGTCGTTAACTAAATCTGTTACACGTCTGGGAACTTTTTTACCATTCACATAGTAGCCATCTCCACGTTTCTCAACAGCCATGGAGCCACTCTTGATGGTGTTAAATATCTGCTCCTGTTTAGATTGCTGCAGGAACACCTCGTTCTCATTAGCACGAATATCATCAGCTGTACCAATTTCCTTACCAGAGATGATGTCCATAGCAGCCTGATCAAACCCGCTTCTAGAGAACAGCCCCTTGAGCCACTCCAGGATTTGAGCCCACCAACCTTGCACCTTGGCTAGCTTCTCAGCACTTTCTGTATTGTTCTCAGCTTGGTAAATGATAGTTTCAGAAAGCACCTTACCAATAGCCTCATCCTTGATTTTCAATACATTAGGCTTACCATCCTTGGTTTGATAGAGAGGATTGTTGCTATACTCAGCAAACGTATCTCTCAATATCTGATAGTTGTTAATCTCACTAAGTAGTTTCTGATAAAGCTTGGGGTTAGTTTGCTTGATGATCTCTACAACAAAGTGCATAGCTTCCTCAGGAAGTGCTCTAGATTCCATGCCGTTCACAACCTGGATGAGCTTCTGTGTTACAATGGCTGCAGCGTTAGCATCCATCTGTTTACCATTCACAACAATAGCATTAACATTCTTAGTGCTAACACCAATACGACCAAGGAAGTCCTTGATCATTGCAATGGTTCTAGGGGATGCATTAGATGTTACAGTGCCACCACGTAATTGAAAAAGTGTGCCTTGTTCAGGTTTCTGTAGCTTAGCCAACTCTCCTGGCGCCAGAGGGTGGACATTGACCAATACCTTCTTGTTATTACCAGCCTGTGTAAACGCGCTCTTTATTAATGTCTGACCTTGAGGAGCTCCATACTTAGCATTCAGCTCAGCAATAAAGTTGATTTGCTTTTGGTTTTGCTCAGTGTCAATCTTTGAAAATAAGTAGGTGGCCGTTTGACCATCTCCATATTTTCTAAATAGATTAGAGTTGGCAATATCTTTCCAGATGGCTGCATACTTCTCGTTAAGTTTGTCAGCCAGCTCAGGATAGTTCTTTCTATACTCTTGCTCTATATATCTAACTTTACAGGCCATATTGGTTATCGTTTACAAGGGTTAGATTCATCTGCCCCTTCAAGGTTTTCATTGTTAACATCAAACAAAGAAATCTGTGCAGTGTCCACTTCTTTTTCATATTTTTTAAGAAGAATCTCTGCAAGCTCTTGCATAGTCTTACCATCTGCATCTTCACCAGTAAGATACATATCTATAAATCTAGTAGCAAACTCTGGATTATCTCTTAGGAACTCTGCCTCAGGAATAGATATTTCGCTATTTGTTTCACCAACATAATCTCCAGCAGCTTGTCCATATTTCTTTCTAATAGCCTCAGCATAATCACCAGCTACGTTTGCTGGTTCAGCTATCCTAGAACCATCAAAAGGAGTGTTAGCCATCTTCAATATCAATTCTGTAGGCAGTCCTTCTATCTCTGCAGGATAGTCTAGTCTGATTCTCTTCTCCTTGTCTTTATATCTCACTTCTACAGGACCTTCTGGGATAGGAGCTGTTGCTGCAGGTGTATCTACCTTCACATCAGTGGTGGGGGCAGGAGACTGCTGAATAACATCATCCACCTTAATGTTCTGAGACAGAGCAGCAATGATGTCATTGTTAGGAATCTCGTTCTTGATTCTAACAGTGTTGTTATCCACCACAGAAGGCTTGAAGTCTGTGTAATACTCTGATCCAAAGGCTCCCTCACCATACAGGTTGATGAGTTTGTATACATACTTGTTCTCTATCTCACCCTTGTAATTTTTTATACCAATTGTTACAGGAGTGCCATCTGGATAGGTAACCTTCTGATAACCAAGCACTTGTGTGATAAGTGGGTTACCAGCTTTCTTCATTATAGCGTATGCCTTCTTGGAAATACCTACACCCTTCAGAACATCTACAAGCTCTCCTCCGTTTTTGTTAGCCACCACTCTTTTGATCTTTACGTAGTCACCGCTAGAAATAGCATCGTTGTCATAATTCTCATCCAAATATAGGATTTTTCTGTCAGTGGACTTGATCTTAAGTGCTTCATTATTAGGGAAAACAGGAGAGTAGTATTGATACACTTCCTCACCAGCGATGTCTGAGAAGATGGGTTGCTGAGTGGTAGAAATGAAGAACACCTTTTTCAGCGGATAGAATGCCATGTTATCATCCCAGTTGTTACGCTGGAACATACCCTGAGCAAATGCTTCCATGTCTTCTGTCACTCTGAGTCCAGCAATTACAGGAGCCACAATAGCGCTGTAGTCCTCAATTGGAATGATGTTTCTGATAGACACCCCAGTCTGATATGTGCCCTGAAGGATGGACAGTGTAACAAGATCTTTGTACAGCTGGTTGGTTTTGGGGTTATTTCTAAGCTCCCTCATCATACCAATGTACATGTTCTCACTAGCAGCATCCTTCACATTTGCCATCAGCATCACTGTATGGATACCGTTCTCTTTATTGAATCTCACCTCAAGCTGTCTGAGGATAGGTAACTCGTTGGCATATAACGTTTTAGCTTCTGCCAGACGTGTAGCCACAGATGTGTTAGCATCAATGAGTAGGGGCTTGATAGAAGCATTCAGTCCTGTTCTAGTCTGTATGATGTAGTCTAGGAAGGATGCTCTTATCTTGTTTGCTATACGAGCGTAGTCATCCTCAGATATGAAGTCTCTCTTTTTGTACTGGTCGAGGATCTGGTTTGTGATAGCCTTGAACCTGTCTTGGTCCAATACAAAGATGGAACCAACAGCATCCACGGACATGCTAAGGATTCTCTTCTGCTTTCCAATGTGAGAGTTATCAAGAACCTCCTGGGGCGATGTGAAGATGTTGTTCTCAATAGCCATGTCAGTCTTCATAACCTTCTTACCCAGGGCATCAGAGCTCTTGAACTTGGTAGTGTCATAGTTGATGGCCTGTGTGAAGTTGAAGTTGTACTGGGCCATCTTAGCCAGTCTCAAGAACTGCTCAAATATCAACTGCTGCTCAGCATTCTTCTTAAGGGTGCTAAGCTTGTTATTCTCCGCAAACTCACGGATATTCTCCGCAAGAGCCTCTGTATCAATTGCATCAGCCACCTCAACATTATCTCCATCCTTTACAGGGAACCTATTCTTGATGTTCTTTATGTTGTTAGCGCCAAACAGTCCACGAGATCCTGTTCCTTCTACAAGCTCCAAGTATTGCTTGATGATCGGTTGGTTCATGAACAGAGCTGCTGTACGAAGAGGAACACCAATTCTCTGCATGAGCATGAACGTACCTACAGCCTTATCACTTCTGATAATCTTCATGATGTAGGGGTTCTTAGCCACGTCCACAAAGGAGGTGATGTATCCAGACAGACCATCAGAGATGTACATCTTACCATCTGCGTCCAGTACACCAGACATAGATATGTACTCTTTTCCGTTGATAGTCACCTTGTTATGAGGCAACAGAAGAGTGCCATCACCCAAGAACTTCTGGTCAAATGCAGGAGAGTTCTTTATTCTCTCAGGATCCATGATCACCGTAACCTTCTGAGACAAAGAGTGGTTGGTGATGTTTACAGCACCAATACCCACCCAGCGCTTAGCAGTTAAGAATGCATGTCTGAGGGTGGTCATGTAGTTGGGATCAATGATCTTGTTCTTTACATCCGCCTCTTTATCATTAGTAAGATCTTCAATCTCTAAAGCAATCTCTTCCAGGCCACCATCTCCTACAGGAGTGATTAGGCGTTGGAAGTTTTCAGGAAGTGTGAGCAGCTCCTCAAAGGAATCGTAGTATTCATTCTCGAGGGAGCGCTTGTACATATCCTCTACATAAGATGTCTTGAGCTTCTCGTTCAGGATCTTTTTGGTCAGTTTTGTCTTCTTATCTGCCAGATTCTCAACCTGTTGTGCAATGTACTCACTTGCAGAAACATTGTTCTCAGCAGCTTGATTTACAATCTCCTTAAACATGTTAAGGTGGTCGTAGAAGAAATCAATGTCTTGCTCATCCAGGGCTGCATTTATAGACTCTGGAGAGAAGTCTGACAGATCCTCCAGGTCAATTAGCACCTTGAACATTCTATCTCTAAACTCTTCAAACTTATCTATTCTATCAATCTCAGCCTGGATGGTGTCCTCATACACCTTTGTAAAGAACTGCTTTGTAGCTTCCTCAGACCCTTTGTGTTTAACGAGTCTAACGTTACCTGTAGCATCTACATATACGTTTCTCAGGTAGGTGTTGAGTTTATCTATGTCAAAGTCAGATCCTGCCTTGGTAACTAGCTCTGTGGGAACCACTACGGTATCACCCATGTAGGAGGGAAGGAACCCTACCACCTTAAATGAATCTATGGAAGACAGAGACTGTGTAGGAATACGGAACCCGAGACCTCTCAGTATCTTGGCACCATCAGGACTGTTATTGATGTAATCAAATATCTCCTGGTCAGTCTTGAACTTCTTAGCAGCCAGCTTATCTCTAAACCAGTGAGGCAGTAACACCTCCATATAAGGCTTGTCCTTTGTGTAGAACTTAAGGGTGTCACTTGTCATGCGCACCTTCTTCTTCTGAGCATCATCTAGCGCTTCATACTGCTCTCTAGATATCTTCTTCCATCCATCTTCGGTCTTTTGAACCAGGCTTCTTCCTTTCTCAGCATTCTCCCACATAGTTACAGGAGCCTGAACCAAAGGTTTACCACCCATTGAAGGGGAAAGGATAGACTTCTCAATCATCGAGTAGATGATGTATCTGATCTGTACGTAGGAAGGAGACGCCTCAAAAGGAATATTGAACTCGTCGTTATCATTCAGTCTCACTGTATCTTTGGCATTCTGAGAGAGCTCTCTACGGAACATCTCATATACCAGCACCTCAGACAGAGCCTGCTTGTCCTCAAGGGTGAACCCTTGACCATTGTCTACAATACCCAGCTTGTTCAGCAAACGGTTGTATGCGTTTGCGTGCATTCTATCCAGGTCTCTAACATTACGCTTATACAGCTCCTTGATATATTCAGCACGTTGGCCTGTAGCTCCAAACACCTGACCGTTAGCAAACAGGTCGATGCTGATAAGCTTGGTTGACTGAGACCCACGGGTTTGTTCCTTGCCCTCATCATAGATGTTCTCCACCTGGATACCATATGCCTTCCAAGGAACATCAACAAAGTTGTTAAATGCTTCCTCGTTAAATGTACCATCAGCGTTGTACAGGTTGTGCAAGCCTTCAGCTCCCACCTTTCTTCCTGATTCTACGATAGCATATCCATATCCTTGCTCCAACATTTGTATGTAGAACTTCTCCAAACTCTTTCCTTCCACCATACTATAGTAGATGGGCATTTGAGAGAACTTATCCAATACCAGATTGATATTGTTTGCGTTGTATTTAACACCAGATACAATAGGCTTTAATATTTCCAGTACATTTTTAGGGGAAGGAGTGGATGTAAGCTTCTCATCGTAAGCCTTTAGTTCAGGACTACGATATGTATACTTACCCTTGGCAGCTAGCTTCTTTCTAGTGTAAGCCATTTGCCACTGGTGGAAAGCTTCAGCCTCATCAGACCACTGACCATTCTTCAGCTTAATCTCTCTGAAGGTATTGTCCATTAACCAAGAGGCAGCATCAGCTTCCTTAATACCTACATACGCAGGAATAGTGTTAGCTAATACGCTAGCTATCTTAGGATCTACAAGGGTAACAGTTCTTGTATAGGCCTTGTGATTATGATAGCCAGGATCACCAGGCTGGAGCATAATACCAGCCACCTCGTTCAAGTTGTCATTCAAGAAGGCATCAAACTCAGCCTGGTCAAACGTAGTTCTACGTGGGGACAGGAAGCTCTTGATACGCTTGGTCTCATCAAACTTACCATCCTCTGTAGAGAACTGAAGAGGATCACCAAAGAGCATTTTGTGATACTCAATGTTATTAATGGTGTAGTTGGCTGTTCTGAACATCAACACCTGCTTCAGAACATCTTCCACCATGGGCTTGTTCTTATTGATTCCAAACTTACGAGCAAACGTGTCATCCAGACTCTCCCACATCCAGCCACTTTCAACAGGAGTGATCTGACTGTTTCTCTGCAGGATGTTCATGGTCTTTGTAGAGATGCCATCCAAGAAAACAGCCACATCCTGGTTTATAGAACTCTCGTTCTCGTTTACATACTTTGTAATCTCATCCATAGAAACTGACTTGTCAGCAATCATGCTGTTCAGTTTCTCCAGGGTCTTGGGACGCAGGATGTCATTAAAGAAGCGCAACTCCTTAGCTCTTGCTTTAACATTGTTGAGCTTGCCACGATTCTTGAAGTCACGGGCTAGAGCAATGTCATCCATCAGATAGCCCTTGTAGATTTTGTAGATCTTGTTCCAGGCTTTACCGTCTACAAACTCCTGATAACCAACCTGATTGCCCACATTCATCATCCATTCTGTAGAGCTATCTGCAGGGATGAGAATATAGAAGTCACCGTTCAGGTTCTGGTTTATCTCAAGGGATGTTCTTTCTCCCAGTCCAAGTTTGGAGATGGACGTACTATCAGAGTCATCAGTATTATCCACCCCTTGAATGGTCATCACTTTAATGTCTCTGATTCTATTACCATCCTTGTCAAAATACAAACCACCCTTCTTCAGTATTTGAGAGTTGGTGGAGAATGTATCTCTCAGCTCAGGACGCTTCTCAAGAAGCTCATCCAGTGTAGCTGCCTCATTAAACTCGTTCTCAAACACTGATGCAGTGTTGTTATCAATATAGGCCTGCATTCTCTTTCTCTCAATACCAAAGTAGGTGATGTCCTGGTTGGGGTTGTTTGCATTTACATACAAACGACCGAGAGTATTGAGCTGTGTGGTGATACCTAGTGTCTGGCTGGTCACAGTGAGCAGGTCATCAGCTTCCTGTAAGAAGGAACGGATCTCTCTTACAGCATCAGCAAATTGACTCTTCTGACTCTTTGCACCACCATAACTTTTCAGCTTCTTATAGGTGTCCATATCAAAGGTGACACCAATCTGGGACAGAAACTCCATCATCTCCTTAGGAGACTTGATAGACATTTCCTTCAGCTTCTTGGTGTTAGCCTTATATGTTTCAGTCTTACCATTGTAAACAACAGCCCCTTTATCTGTTCTAGCCAACACCTTCATGTTGTTCACCCAAGTGTCAACTTGTTGTCTAGCAGCAGTTTGTACGTTAGCAGCGGTGGTGAAGGTTTGATCTCCAGCAACACGCTGCACCATAGCATCAGGTCTCTGTCTAGTGAAGGTTTGCATGAAGCTGATGAAGAATCTCCAGTCCTCAGCTTTGAAGTTGCCATATGGAACAGACTTATCTTTCTTTCCACCCAGGCGTGTGAACATGCGAACGTAGTCAGAATCATTGGTTGCAAGCTCTATAAGCTTGTCCATTGTCTTATTTACATCACTGGTGTTAGACAGTCTCTCAAGCAGTGTGGCAAATGCTGTGCTGAAGTTGAGCAGCTTATATCCCAACACCTCTGGATCTACCTGAGCTTCAGGCATTTCCAAGGTGAGAGAGTTGCTCTGGTCCATAGCCTTAGCCTTGAACAGGGTGGCCAGGGTGAACTTAACATCAAAAGATGCTCCCTTCTTGATATCTATAGTGAATGCTTCAGGCGCATAGTCATTCTTATTGGTGTCCTCACCATTAAGACTCAGTCTATCCTCCAGATCAAAGTTCACTCCGAGTGTGCGGAGCTTCTCTTTTGTTCTTTCTACAAGAGCATTCCAGCGAGCGTCTCCAAGCTTGGTGCGTTTGTTTACACCATTCCATCCTTGAGTCTCACCTTCTCTCAAATACATCTCTTCCACCTCACCAAAGATCTGTTTGCTGGTGAGCTTCTGGGGGCTGTACAAAAACTTCTTTGCCTTGAGGAACACCAGACCAGCAACTCTGGCTGTCATGTCCTCAACAAACTTCTGAGCTTGTTGCTCAGACAGTCCTTCAATCTCTTTATACTCAGCAGCATCGTTCTTCACAGTGTCAGGAAGTACACTCTCCTTATACTTACCCATATCGATTGCATCAAACAATTGTTGTTTGAGCGTGGGTTTAGCATTGAAGCTCTTAAAGAAGTTGATGATTGATCTGAAGAATCTGAGAATCAACTCCTTAAGACTTCTAGCAGGGAGCTTCCCAACTCTGAAATCACCAAAGTCATCAGCAATCCTTTCCTTAGCTTGTGTATCTGTAGCAGCAGCGTATTCAATATCACGTCCGCTAGCTCTGTCTCTAAAGGTGCCAGACTGGCTTCTGAACTCGTTCAGGAGATCTTGTCTCTCACCAGGGGACAGGAAGCCCTTCCATATACCCTCAAAGATTTCATGGTATTCTGTACCACGCGTAGCACTTCTGTAGAACTTGGCCACACCATTCTCAAATACACCCCAAGCTGTAATGCCTGGGTTTCTGCGGATGATGTTTTCCAACACCTCAAAAGGAATAAAAGGAACGTTGGCAGCATGCCACTTCCTAAACTCAGCTAGGTCTAGGTCATCCATTCTATCTTCCTTCTTCTCACCTTTAGCAATCACACGAAACTCTGTGCTGGGCCCTGTTGTACCCTTATTATCATAAGGTTGAGCAGCAGCAGGTTTTTCAAGAGCTCTATTGTTAATAATATCCTCATACTCACCAACAGTGGTGGCACCAGACTCTTGGTAGGAAAGAAGGCTGTGTTGGAACTCGTGCTCAATTACAAACTTCTCAAACTCTTCGTATGTAGCAAATGCGTTCTCAGGCAGAGCTGTGGCAAAAGAGCCATCCTTTTGCTTACGGGGCTTGGTCCAAGCTTTCTCATCAAACTTCTTCTGAAGAAGCTCTCTGTTTACCAATATCTTATTCTCAGTACGATTGTACTGTGCAGCACCAGGTTCTCCTGTAGCTGTTTTGATAGAGGTTGTGTTGATTACCTCTATGCCCTTGTAGGTTTCAGCAGGTTTAGCTCCTTCTAAAGCAGCTAGTTTTTTGGCAATATTAACATCACCAATAACATCTTTAACTGCTTGAGACTGATTATCAACTGCTTCATTCAGATTAGGTAAAGAGAAAAACATACTCTTTCCTTCTGGTGTAATAACATTCAAAAGAGACTTACCGTTGTCTACATTTTTTATTTCTCTTTCAATGTTACCCTTACTATTTACTTTCTGTGTAATTTCTAAATTGGCTATTTTTATACTCTTCTCTATATCAGAAACAGGAGCTGCTGTAACAACAGGTTGTGTGCGAGCTGTACCCTGTGCTTGAGCAACAGCAGATTCATCTGGTTGCAGAACAGCAGCAGTGGTGGGCTTTTCCTTCAGCTTCTTCTCTAATGATGTAGCAGCTATAAGAGCAATGTAATCACCAGCAATATCCTCATCCGTCTTAGCAACATCTCTTACGGGATCATAGATGCCAAGTTGTTTAAGCTGGGGAACTATCGAACCGTTTATCAGTTCTTTGTTCTTTGCAATCCTAGCTACAGTGTTCTTAGTCAGTTGACTATCAACTAGTTCCACTGTAACGGAACCATTGGGCTCAACGCTAGCTGTGAACTCAAAGTCTCCAAACTCTTTTCTGAGAGGGAACACACCAGTGGTCTTACCATCTAGCACATAACCATCCACTGTGGGAACACCCTCTGCCTCAGCTTGTTGGGCAGGGGCTGTGTATTGTACATCCAGTTCCAGTCCTTCCAATACAGCATACTTCTGCATGTAGGAATAGGGAATGGATTGTGTGGGCTTAGATACAGACGTGAATAAAGGAGTGTCCTTTACAGCACGCTTGCTACCATCAGGATAGCTAGCAGACAACAAATAGGAGTTGTAGCTAGACCACTCTCTGGAAGCAATCTGATTGTTATCATCTATGAAGTATTCAGTGAACCCATAGTCACTGTAAATAGTCTTATTGTTTACGTTAGAGAAGGTCTTCTGGAGTTCTTCCATTATCTCTGCTTCTCTCTCATCCACCTCAGTCAAGGGAATATCCTTGCCTGCAATGCGGAGCTCCATGGTATCAGGGTTGATATACACCTGATTCTTGGAGGGGCTCTTTCCTTGCTTCCAGTGAAGGATGTTCTGAAGGAAGCTTGTATAAGACTCTTCTAGATTACTGTTTAATGCAAATCCTTTGGATAGTTCGCTGAGTAGACGGAAGATTGTTTTGGCCTCAGCCTTGGTGAATCTTCTATTGTTCAATACCTGGAGGGTGTCGCCATCTTGCAGAACGGGCGTACCTCTCAACACGTTGACAGGCAATCCGTTATGCACAATCTCACCTGTAACAGAGATTACAATCAATCCTTTGTTACCAGTCTTCTCTTCAGGAACCAACACCTCACCCACGTGGTTTCTCTCAAAGGTCATCACAGGTTTACCTTCTGCATTACGAACAGGATTACCATCCTCATCTAGTGCAGGGGTGTCATTGATAATAGGAATACCACGGGATATGCGGAAGTCATGGATAGTGAATGCTGTAGCAGGAGCACCCATGAGTTGCTCTCTGTATTTAGACCAGGCTTCTGAATAAGCTTTAGCCTCAGCTTCCTGGCCAGCTCTGTAACGAGGATTGCCCTTGCTATCATTGAGTTCAGCTGTAGGCATTGTTTGGAACACCACCTTGTTCAGATCCACTTGTGTTCCCACCTCATTCATAGGATTACCAGCCTCATCTGCAAAGAACAGCTTGTTGCCTTTTTGGACAACAAACACCTGTGCTATAAATCCTGTGTCAGGCTTTCTAACTGTCGCATTGAACTCATTAAGTTCAGCCTCAGTCATCTTAGTGGTGTCCACTTTGTATGACAGGGCAGCAAGTCCTGTAAGTCCCAGACCAGCTTCCTGATTAGGAGTCACAAGGATGGCTTTAACATTAGCTCTGTTCTTGTTGTTCTTTACATTATTTAAGAACTTTCTAGAACGTACAACATGAGGGGCTGACTTAGTAGGATCGTTGTAAGTCTCCGATTCAGTGATGCCTCCAGTGAATAGAACAGATACCTCTCTTTTAGCAGGCTCTCTTTCACCAAACTCCTGAGAGGAATCAATAGTGGTTACACTACCAGAGTTCTTCTCTAGCTCATCTTGTTGACGTGTAAGTTCTTCTTTCTTCTCAATTAGTTTTTCCTGAGCAGTTTGAACTCTCTCATATCCAGTGAGTTGTTTAGATTGGATATTCTGGATGTTACCAGCCATATCCTCCACCTTCACTGTACCATCCTCATTGATTTCCAACACCTTAACCTTTTGCAGGTCTTTGATGTCTTCATTCATATCTTCTGCAGCTTGATCAGCATCCTCCTTATTATCATAGAATGTGCTTTCGCCAAGTGGGGATACCACCTCGTAGCGATCATCTGCAACCTTATTAACCTTGGCTAGCTTAAGTCCTTCCAGCTGATATTCTCTATCTGTCTGCGGGGCTTCTTTTGCACCAGCTTTGTTTATAAACTCTACAGGTTCTGGTACAACAGGTTCTGCTTCTTCTTTAGAAGCTTCTTCCTCTTGTTCATCAGCCATCTTATCCGCCTGGTCAAAGAACTTATTGAACCCTTCCTCAGAAGCTAGATTATCAAATGACTCAGATGCATCTTCTCTAAGTTGCACCAGTCCATTTATATCTGCACCAAGGGTGTATATCTCAGCAATTTTTTCTGCAGGAATAACCTTTGTGTCAGCACTTTCCTGACCACTCATTTCAAAGTTGAGCAGGCTCTCAAAGGTTTTGAGATCAAGATCGTTCTTATTCAGAGCGATATTGATACGCTCAGATAGTGTACGTAAAGTTTTGATCTTATCTCTAGTAGCTCTTTTATCTGCAGGGGTGGTAAATTCTGTAATAGTATCTCCCAGTGTTTTAGCTTGCTGTTCATAAGTTTCAGCAAGCTCTTTCAGGCTATCTCTTCTAGTAAGATCTGATACAGTGTCGTTGCTAAGAAGAGGGTTGATTGCAGACAGACTGTTTTGAATATTGTTCAGTCTATCTCTAACGTCAGGAGCAACACTAGCATAGTATACCAGGTTGTTTTTCCAATCATTAAATGTATCGAACTTAAAGTTTTCTTCAAGTTGCTCTTCTGTGGTGGGATTGATGTGAGAAACAAAAGGACTCTTGAAAGTGAAATTGACACTCTCGTACGTATCCTTAATCTCATTAGCTTTCTCAATCAGAGAGTCTACATACTCGTTTACAGTTTTCTTGCTAGACTCATTGAAGTCCATTCCAAAGGTCTTCTCAAACTCTGCTTTGTCCAGGTCCTTGAGCATTTCTAATTGCTCAATTGTAACATCATGTAAACCACTAGGAATGCGTGAGTTTACAAATCCAAAGAACTGGTCATGCTTCAGGTTCTTATACTTGAATATGTTTCCACTCTTTGCAGCATCCTCCATCTCTCTAACGTTGTTTGCAGCATTGAGAGTGTTAGAGTATTGATCTTGCAGGATGCCTGTAAGTCCGTAGCGGTTTAGAACATTAATGGTGCTCTGCAGTCTTTGATCCTTAGTAGGCTGGCCCATTGACTTCTGGATTCTACCAGTGATGCCTCCTGCAATGATGGCAGATATGCCACCAATGAGCATGTTCTGTATACCTTCTGAGCTACCGAACTGTTCAGCCAATCCTTTGTTGGTAGACACCAGAGCCTCATTTAAAGTGTCCCAAGTCTTTCTATTGTTGGGATCTTTTAGGTTCTTATACTTTCTGGTGTAGTAGTCATACACACCTTTCTCTACAGCATACTGTCCACCTTCCTCATATATACCCTCAGTGAGTACGTTCTTCAGGGTGGGTTTTACAGCATCCCATGCTTTAGCACCTACACCTGTAATTGCCTTCTTTTCAAATACATCCAAAGAACCTTGAGCAAGACCGATTCTACCTGCGTCATCAAGACTTCTCTCGATTGTACCTGGTACACCTTTAGCTGCATTAGTGAACGACTTGAAGAATGTACCAAACTGAACAGCATTGGACACAGTGAGCAAAGCCATGTTAGCACCAAATCTAACATTCATTGCATCTGTTGCATATCCTTCAATCTCATCTAGTGCTGCCCCTTCAGGTTCCCTTCCCCCATTCTCACTCTTGTATTGGTTAACGAGTTCATCTCTTGTTTGTCTGTAGGAATCTCTAGCCTCAACAGCAGCTTCTGTTCTGGCAGATCCGTACAGTGTAAGACCATAACGAAACCCACTAGTAAGTTTTGTTGCTGCAGCAGCTCTTCCTAGGTCAGTGAGATTGTCAATAAATCTCTCTGACTTTCCAAGCACCCTTGCTTTGTCCAGCACTTTATCAAGCCTGTTTGTGCCTGTAAAAAGTTTATTAAGATAGAGAGATGCTCTACCTATCTGATTGGCAACTAATGGGATTTCACCAAGACCGCCTGTAACATACGCTACAGCAGCATCTTGTACCAAAGCACCACCAATAGCACCAGCCGTAAAACCTAGATTACTGATAACCTTATCTCCCCAGAAGTTTGCAGACCCACGCATGAAAGGAATCATGGATCTATAAGGATGTTCTTTTTCCCATCTACTTACATAGTTAGGAAATGTATTTTCTAGATTCTTGAGCCACAGATCAATGTCAGACTCATATCCGTCTTTTCCTGAGAGCTCAGAAAGGCTACCGTTCTTTACAGCAGCTACGGTGTTTGGAATGGTAGCAAACGACTGGGCAAAAGTTCCTATACCTCTAGCAAAGAACTTAGCCACACCATTACCCATTTGATCATACCAGGGTTGGTTTAAGCTGTATATATTCTCAAGATCAACACCTCTCAGATAGGTTCCATAGCGTTGATTATTAAGAAGTTCACTTCTTGGAACCATTGACATAGGTCCACTAAAACTTCTTGTTTGGTTTGAAGCAAGACCAATTTTAGATAAGTCACTAATCCTCATTCCACCAAAATTCCCACCAGAAGGATTACCTCCTGAAGGAAGTCCTAAAGGTCGCAAGGTGACATCAACGTCCCTAATAGCAGGAGACCCCAGATAAGAGGTTGGGGTTCCTGGTAGCTGGGGGTTCGGGTCGCGAGAGTTATCTATAAGTTCGTTGTCAAAAATTGGCATTACTAATTATTTTTGGCTGAGAACATCTTGTACAGTGAGAGGTCCTATTTCTTTTAGAATTGCTTCCACCCCAGATGCACTAACAAATCCTTGTTGATTCAGATAGGCATCTTTCCAAACACCTTTATCGTAAACATACATTCTCACTGCAAATCTATCGGACTCACTTCCATCATTGTTAGAAGATCCTTCAATATCTAATCTGGTAAAAGGTGCATATCCGCCAGACTGCAATCCAGGAATATCATATCCCGTCATAGGAGCACCTACAGGCTTTCCTCTTCCTATGATGTTTGTTGTCAACTCTGGAGAACTTAGAACATCAAACTTCACTTTAGTCATGAAGCTAGACTTGGCCATAGAAGGGAAGTACGCATTCAAGTCTGACTGACTCATAGGAATCACCTGCTTACTACCACTTTCACCAAACAATATCAGCTTTCCTGTACCGTCAAAATTCTTCTCTATTACAAACTTTGACTTTGCCTCTTTTTGTATTTCAGTTGCCTTTGATGGTGAAAAGTCTCCAGGATTGTTTACATCCAAACTACCAAACTCATCATAATATCTTGTAGCATTTCCTATAAGCTCATTTACTCTTTGCTTAGTGACATCATCACTCATATTCAGAGTTCCAAACGTGGTTTGGAATTCAGGCATACGTTTAGCTAGAAATGCACTTGCAGTGGATTGTGCTTGCGCATAAGTGTTCGCAATCTGTGGTTTGTAGTTTGTAACAATTTCTCCAGATCTATTCCAAAGTGTTTGTTGTCTTGATGTTAGTGATGCTTTCTTTTGTAATTGTTCTTGCGTAGGATATCTTCCAGGTTGGGCTTCATAAACAGCCACTAGATCATTTGCTAATCCTCTAAGTTTGGCAGGGACAGCTTTCAAGAATCCTTGTTTATCTAATGTTGATCCACCAACACCAGCCGCTGCACCAGAAGGATCTATTTTTACATACTCACCAAGCATTGACCTAACCTTGTATAGTTCTTCTGCACTATACACTTCTTCTCCAGCAGTATTGTTATAACCTGCAACACCTCTAAACATGTCTGTCACCTTGGTTTGGAAAGGTGCCATCACCTTTTGAGTGGACAAAAGTAGATTCTCTCTTCTACTCTTTTCATCATTCAGTGCGCCAATGCCCTGCAGATACTCAATTTGATTAGGGTCTTTAATACTAAACGGATTAGCCCTATACTTTTCTTCAAGGTCTTTTAATGACTTTAATCTTTGATCAGCGGGAAGATCTCCAAACAAAAGAGCTCCGTATTGATCTCTCAACTTTCCTGCATCTACACTCAAGTTGGTGATAGAGTTTTCTAGGTCAGATACAGTGGGAACCTTTACACCTGTTCCTAATCCACCATAGCTCGCAATTGGTAACTTTGCTGCAGCTTCAGCAGCTTTGTCTGCTCTCTCTGTATTAAACTTAAGTACATCAAGATCATATTGCTTTTGTCTTAACCCAAATCCTGCCCAGAACTGAGCATCTTCCACCTTTGCTCTATTCACCTGAAACTCAAGCTTCTTCTTCTCCATGTTCATTTGAGCATAGGGATTGCTGAGTATTTCCTCTGTATAGCTTTGGTTGGACAAATCTTGAGCAAGTCCTGTTAAATACTTCTGTGTGTATATACGGTATTTGTAATCCTCTAGATTGCTCACCTTACCTATCTCATCAATGTTTCTAGCAGCTTCTTTCTCAAAGTAGCCGCTGTTTAACTTATCAACCCCATTGGTAATAGCAGTTTCTATTTCTGCTCTCTGGGATGATGTTAGGTTATCGTTAGTTTTAAGCTCTACAGCTAGCTTACTTAAATTGTCCGATAGAGCTTTCTTCTGAGTTTCGTAAGTGCCAATGATATCATTTTGGAATGTCACCTTTGTAGCATTCCTATAATGATAGTTACCTGTAATCATGAGCTGCTGCTTGTCACCCTCATCCAGGCTAGAGTAGAAGTTGTTCAGGATTTTTTCAGCGGGTGTACCTTTCACCTTGATGCGAAGCATGGCATCATCAATCATAGGTTTACCATCACTACCCAGAAGAACTTTACCATCAGCACCTCTAACATAAGGAATGTCTACGGATTTCTCCATATCCTTGATCTTGGAGGCAACATCTCTTAGCTTTCCACCAACATCTCTATACTCAGTGTATTCTCCTGTGAACTTCTTCATCAAGTCAGAGTCATTGTCCCATCTGTTTATCTGACTAGAAAACCACCATTCGTTCTCTGGAGAAGATTTACCTTTTCTCTTAGCTTCCTCCATATACCCCTGCTGTTTTCTGATCAGCTGGGTGGATTCATAGGCGTTCTTAACCACTGGGTCCTTGACCACCTGTCCTATCATTCCCCCTACTGAGTTGACCAGCTGGAAGTTAGAAAAGTCACCAGCAGCCACCATAGAAAGGTTGTTACCCAATTCATTCAGTTTAGACTGTAGATAGGCCTTGTGTTTTGAACTATAAATGTCCATCCCACCTATCTGATCTATTTGAGTCTGAATCTTTTGGATGCCCTCATCGTAGCGCTTCTGCTTTTCCATACCCACCTGCACCATAGCCTCCACAGGAAGCTGCTGGACGTAGGGGGTAAATTGGGGTATTATGTCAGTAAATGAAGCCATGGCATATCAAGTTAGCAAATGTAATATGAATAATTATAATTTCCAAGAGGTATAACGAGTTTTGGTAAATCGCTATAACTGAGTTGATTAGAGATTTTTAAATGCTCTTACAATTGAGCTGTTCAGACGCTTCTTTTTGCTCACTTTAATCCCCTTTTTTCCATATCCCTTCAGCTCGTCTTCTGTCAATACCTCCTCCTCAAAATCAATAGGAGCTGGTTGAACTGGTTGAGCTGGTCTAATACTGGTTGGGGCGATAGGAGTAAAATCAGCAGGAGGAGGACCAATTGTTCCTGGAGCTGGTTCAGCACCACCTGGAGGAGGAACTTGTGTAACTGCAGGAGCTCCAGGAGCTGCTGCTGGTACTCTTCCTGTAGGCACAATTCCAGGAGTAGCCATGGAAGGAGCTCCATTACCCACCACCTGATACTGCTTTCCATCAGGCCCAGTATACACTGTAGGTATCTGGGGTTGGAAAGGAGCGTTCATGTTAATAGCTCTAAAGCGTGGGTCATAACGATAGTTGTACAAGTTCTCCATTGTAGCTAACGTTCTGTTTTCCAATCTGTTACGAAGGAACTTATCACTGATTGAGTTGAGAGCAGCCTGTGTAGTGGCCTTTGTTTTAGACAAAGCCTCAGCCTGTCTTACATATTGTCTATCAAAAATGTTTAGTTTCTGTAAACCAAACTGATTGAGCAAGTTTCTGTTCTCTCCATACACTTGATCTCTTTTAGCTTGATTCAGTCTAAACTGCTCAGCCAGCACCTTCTGATTAGCAGCATATTTCTGTGCACTCAGCTGACCTTGAATAGCGGGGTTGTAACCAACCATTCTCTGTTGGGATCTGTAGGTAGCCTCATTTTCATTCAGAATATCCTGTAAAGAAATATCGTAAGGGCTAGACAACTGAGGTTGTACTGTTTGAGCCTGTACAGGTTCCACCTGATTATTGGACAGCGCGTACATCTCACCCATCAACTGCATTGGGTTGAGGGATTCTGAATCTGAAGGTCTTAGATAAGGCACCACCTGACCAAGAACATCTACCAACGTGTTCCTTTTGTAAGGAGTAATTGGGGGAATCTGAGCAGCAGTTGGGGCTTGTTGAGGGAGTTCTTGCAACCTTGAGATATTAAGCGTGCCTCCTGGGATTGTGGGTATTGGCTTACTCTCACCATACAAAGATTCTGCACTTACGGTTTGCTCACCAAAATCACCATCTACTTGCAAACGAGTGTCAACACCCAATTTCTTAGCCTCTCTATTAAATGCTTTTTGGAAGTCTCTAACATCAGCATCACTAGAAGGATCAAAGTTTTCCCAATCATACCAAGGGTTTCTGGCCATCATGGCCTCAAAGTCTGCTTGGGTAACATTTCCATAAAACACATCACCCTTTTGTTGTCCTGCAGGTACATTAGGAAGAGCCTTCACCTTCTTAAGTTTCTTACCACCCTGAGCTGTATCTTTAAATGCCTCTTTATCAATCTTCACCTTACCTCTAGCCAAGTCATCAGCAACAATGCCCATTTCCTCAGCTGTGTCATTGATAGCATTTTGCAAGGAGGCAGCTGCCATCTTCTTATCAGCAATCTCTTTCAGTTTGCTGTTTGCTCCTAACATAGTGTATTGCAACGAGTTAAGGGTCATTCTATCTATAGGGGTGCTCACCTCCAAATCCTCTAACATCTTTGTAGCGTTGTCAATTTTCTTGTTTTGATTGTTCTCTTTCTTAGACAGATCAGCCACATAGGTTTTGAACTTCTTACCCTTTGCATCATTTCCAAGGAACGGCAGATAGGACTTTGGTATCTTGAGGTTGCCAAATACCACTAGGTTGGAGTCAGGGCTGCTACCATCTTTTAGCTTCATGGCAGGTTCACCTCTTTCCACTTCTACAGGATTCTCACCATAGGTGATACCGATACCAGTGTTTCCTCTTCCATCAGACTCATCGTGAGATTGGCCTCTGAACATAACTGTCTCACCACCATCTGGTAGATAGGGGTTGTAGGACATAGGTTCTGCATATCCACCCCAGTGTGTCTGGAGCTCACCACCCATTTGCATTACAGGTCTTTCTGTAGACATAGCTGCTGCACTAGGAGGAGTGTAAGCTTTTAGATGACCACCAGCTCTGAGCATTTCTGCATCATGAGGAGGTTTAAGAAGGTCTTTTAAATTGCGTCCTCCAAAGGACGCAATTACTTGTGGTTGCCATGTATGGCTCACCCATTGATAATCAGAAGTTTGTCCACCATCTTCCATCGAAGGTCTACCGTAAGATCCAGAAAGTTTAACGTTAGTTTTTCCAATTTTTTTATTCCACTCTAAAGAAGCATTTGCTTTTCCTTTTTTTGATGGTGGTTCAACTCTCATAAAATCAGCATTGGTTTGTTCTTGAGGTTTACCAAAATTTTGATCATATCCACCTTTAATACCTAGTGTACCCCCAAAAAGTGGGAGTGTTGCACTAGTACGTAACCTTAAATTATTCCTATCATAATCACCTGTTACTGATAATGCTCTATCTTTACCAAATATTTTTGGAAAATTAAAAGCAAGGTTGTAAGCAGAACTTCCAAGTTTATCTTTATCAATCATTCCTCTATACCCACCTTCTATATTAAATCTGTTAGGTTGTCCAACATTAAATCCAAGTGACAAAGGTGATCCAATACCACCAAATCTAATATCACCCATCCCATCTAAAGTGGGCATTGGAGGTCTAATGCCAGTTCTATTAACAGGAACACAATCTCCATCAGATTCACTATATTCAAATCCTGGTGGACAGTTTTCTACAGAGGTTCCCTCTTCAGCTTTAGTAACTCCACCATCTTCCATGTAGCTAGCAAACTGACTCTGTATACCCATTCCGAAGTTTCTTCCCATGATGTCGCCCATGTTTCTTTTGGACTCAGCTTGGTATTTTTTGATTTTCTCCTCGCTTCTATCTATAATTCCACCTACAGCACCTCCAAGCAAGCCACCAATAGCACCACCGATAGGACCACCAATAGCAGTACCAGCAGCTGTACCAATACCCTTACCTATCTTGTTACCAGCTTCCACCTCACTACCTGTAATCACATTTCCAAGAGTGCCAGCCAAAGCATTTCCGCCTTGGTTATTCATAAAGTTTGTAAAGTCAAATCCACCTTCAGCCTTGTGAAGTTTGCCACCGTGATAGAATTGCTTATAGCGTTCGCTATCGTTCAAGGGTTCATATCCAAGATTGTCATATAATGTATTGGGAGCGAACGTGTTAGCTATTTCTCCCCCTCCCACAGATGCGCCAAACTCAGCAAGCACATTTGTACCTACACCATAAGATGGGAACATTTGCTCAGGCTGTATAACTACATCCTCTGGTCTAACATATTGACGTCTATTGAGTTGTGCAGGAACACTAGCGGCAGCAAGACCCATAGCATTTGTAAGGGCGGACATTTGCTTAGCCTCTTTAACAGCATCTTGTTGCTGTTTAATCATGCTAAGTCCCTGTATGACATCTACGCCAGATTGTACAAACATTCCAGTTTTATCGGTTGGTGTTTTAGCACCAATAGGTGCAGCAGTGGTGCTAGTAGATGTGCTAGGAGCATAGAGAGTTGTAGTGGGAGTTCCACCTCCTGTTGCTCCAGTGCTAGACATTCTGCCTTGATCCCAAGCATCCCAATCAGACTTCCAAGAGTTATAGTCAGGGTAATTCTCAATCTTTGGCTCAATGTCAATTCCAGTTTGAGCTTTCTTAATCTTCCTACCACGCTTGGCAGGAGGTGGTACAACCTCCTCACTTAATGTTTGTGGTTTAGTAAACAGTTCTTCTGAGGCTGCCTGCAATACAGTAGGGTCTATGCCATACTGATCAGCAACTCCTCCAAGAGCTTCTAGCTTTTCTCGGTCATAACTGGTCATTCCTGTAAGCTGATATTCAAGCTCATCGTACATCCCACGGACATCTGCAGGACTGTAGACAGGCATTTCAGCCTGACTGGTCATATAGGTGCCTATCTGGGCTTTCTTGAAAGCTTTACCATGTGCCTTCATAAACGATGCCTCATCAGGAAACTTCTTGTAGAACTCCTTCTCAGACTTAACACCAGCAATTTTCAGGATCTGTTTTTTCATATTAGTTATATTTGTCTAACCATCCACCCTTGGTTGGTTTGTTATAGTTTGTAAAGTTAAGCAATTGGTCTAGCTTCTTAAGGGGTTGAGCGTCAGCATTATTCACACTAATGCCCTTTTTAGCCACAGGGTATTCTGTTACATATTCTCCATCAAACTCATAATCTTCCCCAGGCATCATGTATTGGACATCTCCTGTATCAGATACACCAACTAGGGGTTGATCTACACCCTCCATAGTGATTACATTTGAAGGGATAATGACAGGACTTCCTACATTCTCAGGGTTCCAATATCCCATGGGATCTATAGGAATATCTCCGCCATACTGAAAAGCTCTTTTAGGAGACTCTTCTGACTCACCACCTAACATAGACGCTGCTCCCACTGCAGGAACAGCTGCTGGTAATAAACGAATAAGTGCACGTTTTTCTTCTATCGGTGTGTCTTTCTTAAAGAATCTATTTAAACTACCTTGACGTATTAACTCATCAACCATTGCATCGTCCGTCATAGTTTCCTTCTGAATCTTGTTTATTGCAGTTTGATAGTCAAGTCCCTGTTTCATAAGATTCTCATGAGTTCGTCTTCTTGCTATCATTAAATCTGAATGGAGCTCATTGGGCGATGCTTCCCATGTATATTTTCCTTTCTCAGGTTCAATCATTGCTTTACCAAATCTTTGACCAAGCTCGGTTGTAGGGTTTGGTATATAATATTCATAATCAGGAGATGTAGATGTAGTCACTTCTCCCCACGTATCTTTTTTGTAACCATGGTAAGGCACTCCTGTTCTAGGATCATATGATATTCCTCCAAGATTCTGTGCTGTATGACCCGCCTCATGTGCTCCTATATCTCCAACAGAACTAGGTCTAAAATAATGAGGACCTTGTCCAAAAAGCGTCATACTTGGACCTGGTCCATATGCATTGACAAAATTAACTCCTCCTATCTTATGTCTTTCTTCAAGAAGATATTTTTTAGCATCATCTGAAAGACCAGACTCTAAAATAGATTTTGTGCTACTACCAACTACAACATCAGGTGAATCTGCAAATGGATTTGTTATAAAACGATAAGAGTCTATTCCAGTGATAGGGTCAGTAGACTTATACGAACTAGTTCCAGAAGTTTTGTAGTTTGAATAGTATGGATAATTTTCAAGAGGAGCACCTTTTGATTTTAAAATGCTTTCGATTTTCTGTTCTACCTCTGGTCTAATTGCTCCTTTTGAATCGTAGTACCAGTCTCTAGCAAATCTAGCTCCTTGAGTATGTTCTTGTGTAGCTTTTTGTTTTGCTAACTGTACTTGTTTTTTAGTGATGGGAAAGGTCTCAGATATAGGTCTTCCTGATAAAACATCACCAATCCCACGATCTAGTCCACGATTAAAAGATTTAATAGCAGATTGTGTAGATTTAGAAAAAGGAGATAGCATTGCGTTTGTTATCTTCTTTCCTATTTTGTTGAATGATAAATCCATGCCTGCAACAGGATTCAGCATGTTGTTTGCAAACTGTCCTGTACTTCTAGTTCCAGCTCCTCCAAGAGCTCCTGTCAGCAATGGACTTACTATTCCAGCAATATAAGGTAGATTAGAATCTGTTTCTCTAGCCATGTATGGGGCTGTAGCCAATCCCTCACCCATCTCTCCAAACATTGTGATCGGATTAATCCAGTCAGTCCAATTATTAGACCTAGACATAGATCCTAGGTTTCTACCAGACACATACTGTTGCTCTCTCCAGTCCATATCCTTCCACAACTTGCTCTCACCAGTTGGGAATGTAAATGGAACGTTAGGATTTTCTCTTGTAGCTTCAGCCGCTTTGCCTTCAGCCATTGCTTGTCTATCATATTCCTTGTTCTCTTCTATAACACGCAAGTTTTCAGCTCTACCTCTTTCTACAGCTTGTTCACGTGTATTAGTTGCAGTGAGTGGTTTGTTCTTTTGAGTTTGTCTTCTAAGTGTCTCAGTTGTAATGCGCTTTTGCATTTCCTCTGACATGGGTTCACCCTTAGTAACAACAGGAGCAGTCTTCTTACTCTTTAAGTATTCCAACATCTTACCTGTCTGAGCCTGGGGAACATCATACTTATCCAACCAACCGCCATTCTTGCTGATTGTCTTGGGGGTGAAATCAAGTCCCTCTTGATAGAACTTCATCTCTTGGCCATTCTGTGCACTAGCTTTGGTCTTCTTAGCATAGGGACCGTTAGCAGGAGCAGGACTCTGTGTACGTGCGTACGTGAATCCTACAGAACCAGGAAGACTTCCACCCATTGCAAACTGTCCTGTAGCAGATCCATAATCTTTTCCTTCCTGAGAACTAGTAAATCTTTGTTGTTCTACAAATGTTTTCCAGCTATTTCTGTCAGGGAAGTACATTGTCTTCTGAACATCCTTATCAAATGTGGGATAGGTGTAGCTGTATTTAGTAGGCTTAGACATATCCACTCTTGCCTGTTCAAACGTGGGTTGAGTTATAGTAGGTCTAACATCAGTGAGTTCAATATTAGGAAGATCGACACTAAGATTTGGTTTTTCTAGTACACGTTTTTTATATTCTACTGGTTGTACTGGTTTTTTGTAAATAGGACTATTAGCAGTGCCATCAAAGTAAGTACCAATAGCTCTAATCTTATCACTAACTACATCTGGAGAAGAATGATACATTATTTGATTAGGTCCAAATCCCAAACTCTTATAATAATCTATTAATTTTTTATCTTCTCGTCTAGATGAGAAATCATTAAAACCTCCTTCAAACTGATCTTTTTCGCTTTGAAAATCTTTAGATATTGGACCAAACTCTTCTAATCCTTTGACAATTTTCTTAACTCTTCCTTTTTTAAGTTCATCTGTAGTCCATTCAATATTATATTTACTAGTTTCACTACCAGGTCCCATTAACTTATCCTGCATTTGATAAGCTTTGTACAAATTCAAACTGTCCTGGTAACTTCTTAGTCTAGGATCTCTAGGATCTGATGTATAGATGGGTTGTCTGATTCCTTTTTGAGCCATGGGAACGGTCTGGTTAGCTCCAGCCATAGGAGGCTGTAGAATGCCACCACTTTTAAAATTAAACTTTACATCTCTATTCCAAACAGGTTTACGACTTTCAGCATTTCTAATAGATTTTATAAGTCTAGTGTATTCCCGTATTTGTGAATCATCTCTGAAAGGACCAGTTCTATAGTTCTCAACCCACTCATAACCTTTTGCAAGTTTACCCATAGATTTTGGAGGAGTGTTTTTGTCTCCTTCTCTGTATTCTTCCATACCTGTACCAAGTCCTCTTACCCATCCAGATTTAGTTTCATAGTATTCTGGAACAGTTGCTCTTTTCTCAAGATAGAATTTATCAAATCTATCATCTGTTGGTAAAGCATATGGAATAGGCTGGTTATAGGACTTTACCCACTCATCACGAAAGTTTGTAAGATAGTCTCTTGAATATGGTGTGAACGTATCTCCAGTTTGATATTTTGGTAAATCACCACCATCTCTCCAAGCACCACCCCAGGCAGGATTGAAATTGAATCCTTTATCTGTTAGTCCTCCCATTGTTCCCTCAATACCATTCTGTGCTTGGGGAGCATCAAATTTATCTAACCAGCCACCAGACTCAACTTTATAAGGTTTAGCCCCACCAGCAATAGCTCCAAAGAACTTACGTTGTTGTTCTGTAAGAGGATGCCCATGCACCTCCTTGTCGTGAAGGATCTTCTTTGCTTTTGTGGATGTGAGCTTCTTTGCCATGTTACTTGTAAGAGATTTGGGCTGGTGTAATGATAAACTGTGATGTCAGGTGGGCATCATACCTATTATCTAGAATATGTCTCACCTTCAGTTCCTTAGCTCTTAGAGGTTCCTTCTTAAAGGATCTCTTGCCATAGTCCATGTTGGCTTGATTCACCACCTTGTCTATAGACAGAGATTCACATGTACGTACAAAAAGAGGTTCCTGCTTATACTTAACCAATGACCAGAATGTGTTGTACTGATAGAAGTTATCGCTCTTGGTGAACGTAATTGTCTTACTGTCAGTGTTGTATACAGGATACTTCAAGTAGTCCTTCAGGTTGTTGATTGGTTTGGGAACCAGTTCAAGAACACCAGTGGACTGCTGACCGTTATACAAAACAGCTTTGTTAAACCAAGCATTGTCAGTTTCTATCTTACGACTGTCATCAGACACACCGTCTGGATCAGAGAAGTATCTATATGCCTTAGTGTAATCTTGCACGCTCTGAAGGATTTCATCCTGGAAAGAATAGGCAAACGGATACTCAATGATGTAGGGTTCGATGTTTCCGTAGAAGTAGTTGTATATCACTGGATTCTTTAGGTGCCTCCAGATACAAGCTGTTCTGGTTCTTGTGTATTCTGTGGCTGCTAAAGCTACAATGTTTGTAACAGTGATTGGGAATGTTTTCTTGTTCTTACACTTACCAGTGGACTCAACAGTCACCATAATAACATTATCATCTACAACATAGCTCACCCCCTGAATCAGCAAATCTCTGGGAACATCTGTTGCCAGGATGGTACCATATTCAGTGCTGATTGTGAAGGGTCCTGCTGTAGGCCCTGAGCTAGTCAACTTTATGATGATTGTCTTTGGCATTTGATTAGTCTTTTACACTCCACAAGAACCACTAGTAGAGACAGTACCAGATCCACCAGTGATTGCTATAGAACCAGTGATTGCACAAACATTCGCAGTGGTGGTGAATGAGCCCAAGGCAGGTTCACCAGTTCCACACTCTGACCAGGTTAGCTGGATTGAACCAACTGGCTCAACAAGATAGTTTGTACAATTATCTAAGTAAGAGGTAGTTGTAGTTGTGGTTGTGCTGCTACTTGTAGTGGTAGTGGTAGTAGGTGTTATAGTTGTTGTGGTGGTGGTAGTTGGGACGCAAGGTGTACAGTCTTCATCAGATGTACAAGTTGTTCCACAGTTATACTTATACAATGTACCACCACTTGGACTAGTAACTATAAACAAGCTTCCAGCTTTAATACAATGAACTGTTGAACCACCAATAACCAGAGTGTTAGTCTGCTGAATACCCTCACAATCTGTATGTATGTAAGTGATTGGTAGATCCTCTCCATTCACCACCGTCCAGCATTGACAAGGTAGTGTTGTAGTGGTAGTAGTGGTTGTTGGAACAGCTGTAGTGGTTGTGCTAGTTGTTGATGTAGTGGATGTACTTGTTGTAGTAGTTGATGTGGTGGAGCTTGTAGATGTACTAGATGTAGTGGTAGTTGTTGGAACAGGTCCAATTGTAGCAGCCAATATATCAAAATCATCACAACATCCATTGATACCAGAATAAAAGAAGTTGTTCTCACCAATGTACCAGTTGGGCAGATAGCTGTGGAAGCTTATCCAGCTCTTGGTATTGAAGTTGAAAGACACTGTCCAACTCTTGTTACAGAAGTATTCTGTGTCTGTCAGATATACCACCTTACGTGTAACTAAAGGAGCAACGGTGGTTGTAGTGGTGAGAGTGCCTGGTTTGGTCGTTGTACTAGTGGTGGTTCCTGCGGATGTAGTAGTGCTAGTAGTAGTAGGAGGGTTCTGAGGATAACTACTGTCTATGTAGAACTCATTAGTTACAGGGTCCCACTTAATATCAGCGCTCTTTGGAATATAGTCAAGCTTAGTGATAATAACACGGTCATATTTACTATCGTACACACCATGTAAACCAATACCATTGAAGTGGTTATCAATAGGCACATCGGGGAAGTAACGCAAGATCTCAAAGGCCAGGTGGTCTGTAAAGAACCTGTTCATTCCTGATCCAAAGGCTGACAGGTCTGTAACCTGTGTACCAGCAACCAAGAACACCTGACCACGTTTAGCATCTATTGTAATCTGTCCCTGTGGAATCTTAAGGAGCATCTTGTGCTGGGTTCCTACATATCCCAAATCAGTTTCAGCAAAATCAATTGGAGGAGCTCCTCTAAACAGAGAAGGATTACCAACATAAGCTGCCTGAGGGTTACTAGTGTCAATTGTCAACAGGTTGTTGTACAACAAACTCTTGTTCTCAAATCTAGCCAGAATAGCTCTGTTCTGAATTCCGTCCAGAGAAATAAGATCTCCAAAGTTCTGAGGGAAGTCAAAATAGGAAATAGCTCTGTAAGTGAGCCAGTTATTTACTGTGTTATCAGCATCTATATTCTGTGCGTCTGAATAGATTGCTCTAAACGGATACTGTGTAAAACATATAGCCTTCCAGTCATACGGCAGGTGTGTAAATACGTTCTCTTTGTTTTGCTTGGAGAAGGTTACATTGTAATAGTAGGTATTGTCCTGAGCAATAGAAACATAGTCTTCTTGTACCCAATCATCAGGAATACCTGTACTTACATGTGGCCAGAAGTCTCCTTCTCTGTTGTTGAAAGCCTGACGTAAGTCAACATTGTAAGAGCTCTCACAGTAGAAATACGGAATGCCGTACGCAAACACATACATCTTACCATCATAGTAGGTTCTGCCAGGACTTGTAATAGGTGTTTGACTATTAGGACAGTCTAACTGGTTAGCCTTGATGGATATGAAGTTTGTAAGGTTTTGTTGAGCCGCTACTGCTGTAGTGAGGATGGAACGTGCGGAGTGCCAATACTTTGGATAGGCCACATTACCAATCTCATCGTAGAAGATATCACTATCATCAGGAGCATTCACCCTGTTATCAATAAAGAAAGGTATCTTGGTCTTGAAGGCAAATTTGCTAATAAACGTATCACCTCCAAAGAAGGTAGCACTGCTAACTGTCAGAGGGGTGATATCTCTTTGGAATCCTGTATCTACAGTTGCATAAGAATACATCTGCCCATACTGATTAGCATATATATTCTTCAGAGATCCATAGTAGCATATTGTACTTATGTATTCTTCCTTAGCAGGAGTGCCACAGTTATTACTAGTTCCATTAACACCAGCCGCACTGAGAGTCATTCTAGACCTATCGTTAACCGTTCCACCAATAGTGGGAGTTTGGTTGGGTAACGGAAGGGGAGGTCTGTTACCATCTGTCTTCAGATATACAGAACTCTCTCTGTTCCAGTTATTTACATTTCTATCATCTCCTACCCCCTGTACACCAGGAATGAGGTATTGTTTTAAATCAAGCTCACGTTGCTTAATACCTAGGTTGTTGTTAATATCATTACCATAGTCATAACTGGCTATAGAGTTGTAGGAATAAGCATAGTTACGTCTGGTGATACCATTAACGTAAATAGTAAGATAGGCCTGATAAGCAGCAAACAGAGCACTTGCATTAGCAGGATCTGTAATGTTTGCTATATTAGTAGCACTGTTTAACGCATCCTGTTGAGCCTCAGCACTTAGGAGTCTGTACATGGCGTTCTTGTTCACCTGTACAAAGTGAGCCCTACCAGCACCATATATTACATTCTCTAGCTTAAGAATGCTACCCAGGAATGGCTGTCCAAAAGAAGTTTCAGGAGAGTTAAATACATGTCTGTACTGAGACGCAGGATCACTAAAAGCATCTAGTTTATCTGGATAGCAATTATCATTTCCTACAGAGCGTACAAATTCCACCTTGAAAATTGTACCTTCTCCTAGGGTGCTTTGATCAAACGTTGGTGTTGTAAGTGAAGCAATATTAAATACAAACTGTCTTGCTTCTCCAGGAACAAATCCAGGAACTACTGCTACATACTGATTGCTTAGGTCAAGAGGTTTATTAAAAATCGAGGTGCAGCAAGGTAATAATGGATCTTCTACAAGCGTAAGAGCACAATATTTTGTCCAACCATCAATAGGACCTCCAGGCATAGTAAATCCTGTAGGAGGAGGAAGTGGGTTTCCTTGACGTAGTCCGCATCTAGTAATAGGCCAAACTAGTCTAAACACAACATTTTGTGGTGTTGCATTAACCTTATCAATTGTAATTTTATATACATTATAAGTATTAGAACCAATTGCTCCTGTAGCACCTCCTTTAAATATGGGCTTTGGATAGTCAAGAGCACAGAGATGAATAATAGTATTCACCTCAGCAAGCGTAATATCTCTAGTGGCTGTTTCTCCTGTGTAGCAGTCAAGATATTCAATCTGACCAGCAGCTGTTGGATAGATGCTAAAATCTCTACACTGGGACGTAGTGCTTGTTGCAGCAAGAGGAATAGTATAAGCGTTGCTCTTCTCTAACAGGAACGGGTCCTGTCTAAGATCGTTATAAGGATAGTTGGGGAAGTAGTATTCTGTACCCTCACGGTCATACTTACCCATGTTTCTAAGAATACCCTTAGCTACGATAGATCTGTTGGTGCTTCTGTCACCACGGATAATCTTAAATCCAGCTATCTGATTCTTCTGTTCAGTGGTTAGACCAGACGCTTGGATGAGAGACTGTACCTGTTGTACATCTATTTTTACACCCATTGGGAAAATAGCATCCTTTTGAATCACCATTGTATCTTGTCCTGTAAATAGAGCAGACTCAAATATGGGACTCACTAGCACATCTGGGAACTTGTGGTGTCTAATCTTCTGACCTGCCAGAGTTCCCCACAACTCATCATTACAAGGATACTCTTCTAAAGACTCCCAGTAGGCAAAATCACCATATTGATAAGGACCTTTATAGGCTACTGCTGGGGAATAACCAGGAGAGAATCCTGAAACAGTACCTGTATTATATATCTTCCAATAGGGACTAGTTCCTGTAATAGGATCTGGGTCACCTACAAAATCATCGTTTGTTTGAGGAACAGGAGCTAAGTCATTGCTAACTGCAACTCTTCCTGGAATGTGGAACCCATCAGTTTGTTTACCGTTATTGAGGAGGAATACAATCTCAAAGGCATACACCTCATCCCTCAGATATCCTCTGAAGTTGGTGGCATTTAGCTCATCTGCATAATTCTCATTAGCAGGAATACGGTAGGTTTCCCATTGCAAGGTGATACCAGTAGCTATCTGCTGGTAGTTAATTCTTTCAACAGACGTAAGCTGATCCCAAACCAGAATATCGCGTACAGCCGTTACGTCCTGAGCAATCTCGTAATAGGGGAACTTCTCAAATATGTCATCAACTGTCAGACGAATGGCAGTTTTGTTCTGACCTGAATAGGTAATCACCTGACCTGGACCATCAATAAAATATGTACCTATCAACTCTACAGAGGTGATAGCATTTACAGTTCTAATAACTGCTACATTAAAATATTGGTAGAGTCCTGTATTATCTAAGTTGCTGACAGTGAGTTCAATAGATCTACCCACTGGATAATTAAAATTAGCAGTGGTGATACTTGGGTCAGCAATAGGGGTGGGGTTAGTAACAGAGTAGTAGGAAGTGTAAGGATTGGAAGCAGAGTCACAATACTGAATAGCAAACTGATATGTGCCTGCCTGTAGCTCACCACCTGAAACTATATTTGTAACGTCCAGTTGGGGAATGACAAAGTCAGGTTGTACATTTAGTCCGTTACAATCTATATCACTGCTGTAAACAGGATCGCACGCGGGCGTACCCCCTATAAGAATATAGGGTAGATTCTCAGGATTGAGATCAATATATCTACGGGGATTGAGTCCATCTGTCCAATATACCTCTGTGGTACACTCTGTAATCTTGTGAACAGATTTATGGATTGGATTATTAATGTTGAAATTGAGACAAGGGGCATTTACATACTTACGGTAAACGCAGTCATTATTATCCATGTATCCTATCTCAGAATCACCTGTTTCTGGATTAGTAATGAAGAATACATGTTTGTTCTTCTCTTGGATGAAATGGGTACCAATTAATACAAAGCCAGAAGGGAATGTAACGCAAAGTTCATTCCCTGGCTCATTCTGATAGTTTACAGAATTAGCATCAAAGTTTTCGACAGCAGCATTCAGCGCGTACGTTAGCTTACCTTTACCAACCTGGTTGAGGGTCTGATCGAGGTTTAAGCCAGTGGTAGCGTTGTTGAACTCCTGTCTTATACTGCCTTGTTCTTGCTCAGCCATTTGTATTAATTATTACGTCTCCAACCGTATCTATTGCTACGATTAGGTAATTCGTACATATTGAATCTGTTCAGATCGTTCTTAATTCTACGTTGCTTAGCCCACGGATCTTGTTTCTTAATCTCAATGTCAGCCATAATGAACGCCTCCTCAGCTTGTTGTTTGTAATATCCGAGCTTTTGTTGGAGCTGATTAAAGGTTTCATCATTGGTCTGATTGGTGAGAGTTTCCATCATTTTATACTTGATGAAAGCCTCAATATATTCCCTGATACGGAAGTTGTCAGGGACCATCTGATTTCCACCAGCATCATATTCTGTAGCATAGAATATCAAGTGTACCACTCCGTTGCGGAAGTTGGTTACAAACTTGTTGTCTCTGATGTCAAATGAGTCATACCCAGCAGAACCAGGGGTAAACTCACGAAGAGGAGGTGCCTCTTGATAAAACTCCCAATTACTGGTATAGTCCACACCACAGTTATTCTGAGCAGAAATGTTTCCTGGTTTTAGCAGATACTCTCTTGTGTAAAGTACGGGAGCTTGGTTGTTTGTTTTGTATACAGACTGAACCAGGTTGGGCATGCACTTAGGGCAGAACTCCAGACCACAGTTACCAGCCTCACAGGGATTACCATACACAATTACAGGGCTCACCTGAATAGTTGTAGAGGTGGCAGCCTGTGAGTAGAAAGAGTTAGCTTGTTGATAAGGGAAACCGTTTACAGCTGTACACATCCATGCCTCACGAACAGCATAAAAGTTATCAGGAAGTCTAGCCTCGTAGTCACAGATGTATAACGCCTGCTCTTGAATCACATATGTTGCTCTACCCAGCTTTCTAAGACACTTGTCCAGATAGGTGGGGAACATAAGATCGTCAATAGCCCCTGTATCGAAATAGCTTTTAAACTCTTCCTTTACAGTGGAATAGACAACCTCAGGAGAGATGAAATTATATTTATAGTAGTATGACATCTAGTTTACTTTTTCCATTCGTGATAAATATGCTGATATCTATCGTCGGTTTTGATGTAGTGAGACAACAATCTTGATGTGTTTCTGGAGGGTTTGAAATACCACAGTCCTGAGTGTCTAAACCTAGCTGTGTCTTTAAACCAAATCCATCCGAAGAAATACCCCTCTGTGTGGAAATTGAAGTTGTAGATGCGCTTGCCCTTTTCCTTGGTCTTCTTCCAATCTATGGGCAGGTTGACAAACTCTTTACCATCCACCCCCTTCATCTTTCTGCGCTTCTTCTTATTAATAGAGAACTCACCAAACCCAAACGGAAGCTTTGCTCTTTCCCCTGTCTCCAGGATGTATTCTTTGAAAGCTTCGTTATAGGTGTAGATGATATCTCTCCATTCATCAAACGTAAGTTTGATAGAAGGATTCTTCTTACAGAAATTGTTGTAGTTTTCTTTGCTGGCGCTTCTCCAGTCTATTTTGATTCGCATGGCTTATCTCAAGTTTGGAGCGTTTGGTGCTTGACCATCAACTCCATCACTTGTGATGTCTGTCTTCAACCTGAAGTAGGTAGTTAATAACTTCTGAGAAGTTAATTCAAGAACTTGCTTTTCTAGATAACCAGGAACAGGAGACTCTTTATCAAGAGGATTCTTGCAGAGTTCTTCTGTTGTATATTCTGGTGTGCCACAGCCACACTCTGGATACATAATGGAATTAGGAACATCCTCCTCGAACAAAGCAACAAGTCTGATGGCTTTCAGGAGGGGGTTGTTCACATAGAGATACCCATTAGAAATCCAGTAGTATTCTTCCTTCTTAATGATAGGAAGCTTAAGCAAGTTAATGTATCTGTTGATGGTTATTTCTTTTAGTTTCTTTCCCTGTCCACTCATGGCATTAATAGAGTAGACACCCTGTATAACATACTGGTAGTTACCCTCTGTAACGCGTGGAAGTTTGAACCTGGTTCTAGCCACGGAACAAGGATCTACGTAGTCACAACATTCAGAAATAGGAACTTCCACCATCTCCAGACAGGGAACGGTGGTGAATACTGTGTCAGTAGCCCAAAGCTTCCTCAGATTAGTCTCACGTTTAATCAGGAGGAAGGCATTGTTCTTAATCTCAGACATGACAGCTCTGTCCGTGATCAAGCTATCTGTAGACAGAAGCTTGTGCATGGAGCGCACGTCTGAAACTAATTTCCTAAAAGTAGCCATTATAAATACTGTTTGAATATATTCGTCATCCCGTCTCTAACATCTATAAGGAACCCTGTCACCTCGCTCTTACTCACTGTGTATCCATTCTTGTCATCCCAAGAGCTCTTGGCTGATGAAAAGGCGGGAAGCTGATAGAACTTAATACCATTGAAATCTAAACTTAATTCATGGTGTTTGTCTCCTGTGAAAATGTAGAAGTTATCATGGCGTGACCACTCTTCTTTATACTCCATGGGAAACAGATTAGCAAGCTTGGCAGGTTTGATAGCATCTCCGTGGTTAAACATCATAGCTGACTTTCCGTAGCTCAGATACTTTCTGTACTTAGGGGAGATGTCAAATATCACACGATGCTGATTTCTGTAGTAGGTTTGTAACCAACTGGCCAAGTGCCATCCTACATATTCATCGTGATTACCTGCTACAAACACAACCTCTACTGTCTCACTGTGGTGGAGAAGTAGGTTGATAACACTTATCTCATGATCACAAATGGCTTCAAAAGCTTCATGATAGGATAGGATGTTCTGTTGCGGGGTTCCTTTTGTAGTTGAATTGGTGAACTCGCTATTAAACTCGTCCGAACCAATTATGTATTTTGTCTCTGAGAGATTGTTTGAGAGACCTGCCTGGATTAAGATGATTTCCACCTTTTGGATGAAATCACCGAATCTCTCATCAATATCATTGTTCCCATTAATGTCCAGCTTATTTAGGTGGGAGTCCTGTTTGTTGATAATCAAGCACCCTTCTCTTTTACCAGGCTCGTAGGTAGGAGCCATTATATCAGGAGAAGAAGGCTGGTAGTTCCCAAGGAAGGATATAAAGTTGTCCTGGAATAGCTGATCTTCTTTTTTCTTACCCAACCAGGCTTTTACCTGGTAGTGAGGTGTTTCAGCATTACCCCAGTAGTTTTGGACGTATTTAGTTATCTCCCACTTGTCCGTATCAATCTTGCACTTTTCAATTAACTCATCTAAACTCTTGATTTCTTCCTTACTATTGAAGACCACCTCACCAGTTCCTTTCTGCACATCCTCAAAGAATCTTACAATTTGATCCTCTAGTTCTCCAATATAGTTCCCAATCTCCGCATCATTCTCCGCAGTTTCTGCGTTTCTCAACTCTCTAATCAACGCATCCACCTCATCCTCTGTAGTGTTTAGTTTGTCTGCATAGAACTTTTTGCTCTTTTTCCAGTGGAGCATTTGCTCTAGCTGGTGCAGAAGAGATTGATTTTCAGGCATTTATAATTTTGTTTAATTAAAATTGCCCTAAAGGTACGATACTTTTTGATATTTTCCAAATTATTTTAACCACTCAGGTTAGCGTGAATAACCAAGTTGGTTATAAATAAAAAACTCCCCAGGGTAGAAACCCCAGGGAGAACGCCCTGAAAACCAACAAACAGGGAGTTTTTGATTAGTTACGGAGTCTCATCAACCGTTACCGTAATGCTATGATTGCTGTCTAGGAAGTAGTTCTTAACAGAATTCACAGATGTTGATATCGCAGAAGGTACAGTGATTGTCTCACCAGAGCTGCCATCATTAGCAGTTCCTACAATTGTTATCGTGTATGCCTGTGCTAATACCAATTCACGTATTGTTACATTACAGTATCCAGCAATATTTGATTGAGTGATAGGACCAGCCTGACCACCGTTTATGATCACCTCAATAGGTGTGCCTGTTCCAGGCGAGTATAAACAGTTAGCCAAGTCTGCTGTGTAATCATTTGTTGTAGGATCTCCAGCTCCTCTTTGAATTATCATGTCACCATCTCCCAGTGTAGGAGAAGTTACCACTGTAAAGCAAGTGTTAGCACTTAAGGTAGGAAGAGGCACAAATACTGTTTCACCAGGTATACAAGTGACAGGATCAAGAGGATTAGAAGAATAAGGGAAGTAGTCAATGAAGTATGCATATTCTGTAGTTCCTCCTCCAATAGAATATGGAGTACCACCCACAGTAACAGAATAGCTATTCAGAGTGACACCCAACGGAGTTGTCAAACCTGCATCAGAGAAGAACGCAATCCATACAGATTTAGATTGAGAAGGTTCTGCTACAGGACCTCCATCACAAGTAACATTTGTTGTGGTATCTACCTCTCCTTGAGACCAGAACAATGCTGCATAGGCATCTTCAGGGAAGCCACTGGTAATACAGAAAGCAACAGTGGTCGTGGTTGTAGTTGTAGGAGGAATGCCAGTAGTAGTTGTGGTAGTTGTTGTAGGAGGCTCAATAGTGGTTGTAGTAGTGGTAGTGGGTGATTCAATAGTTGTAGTGGTAGTTGTTGTAGGAGGTATTAATGTGGTTGTAGTTGTGGTAGTAGGTGGTACTAAAGTAGTTGTAGTAGTAGTGGTTGGAGGCTCAATAGTGGTTGTAGTTGTGGTGGTTGGGGGAATAAGAGTAGTTGTAGTAGTTGTAGTTGTGGGCGGTACAGCTGTTGTAGTTGTAGTTGTTGTAGGTGGTGTAGTGGTAGTTGTTGTTGTAGTTGTGGGACACGCGCCAAGAGTTGAAAGCGTTACACCAGGGATGGGTGGTACAACAACAGATCCTGTACAAGCACACACATAAATAGTGCTAGGTCCTGCGACACATGTTTGAATGTATATTCCTCCACAAGCGTAGTAAACAATGTCAACACTTGAAACAGTGGAATTGGTTACAGAATAGAATGTACAAGAAGGACATGCTATTGTAGTGGTGGTAGTAGTAGTTGGAACTACAGTTGTGGTGGTGCTGGTTGTTGTTGGGCAACAGTTGTTCAGAGAAGCTTGAAGAATACTGATTTGTTGCTTCAACAAACATATTTGAGCATCAACCTTTTGAAACGCTACAGTTACTGTGTCACAGGTCTTGATTTGTGTACAAGGTAGATTGGGACCACTATAAGAAACGTTATTTGTTGGTATAGGAGATGCATTACAAGGATCGCATCCACCATATCCACCACAGGGAGATGGAGGTGGGGTTGGTGTGCAGCACGGGTTTGGTGGTAGGAATATCATTTTATATAACGAGTTTAACTATTAAGGAATGTACATGATGTAATAGCATCCCAGACCAGGCTGGAAGTTAGGGTGGCTTAGTCCACCTCCTGCAGAAGCAACTGTAACAGTGGTTGCTACAGTGATGCCTGTTAGTGCTGTATCTACAACATCAACTCTTACCTTTCCATTTTCCCAGTCAAATGCATCAGAGCCACTAGTGCTAATGCCAGTTCCTCTTCCATCATTACCAGCGTATGTGTCTGGAATAAGACTATGTTGGTGACCAGGGTCTGTTGGGGTACTTACAGCAGTGGCAGGGTGCGTGTGGGAAGGAATCTGATTAGTAGTGAGGACTACAGAGTTAGTTCCTTGTGCTCCGAATAATGCATAAGCAGGGTTACCAAGAGCTGGATCAACAACAGGACTTAAAGCACCCCCACCCATACCAGATGTAACACCAACTGGTACACGTCCTCTTTTATCAGGAGTACCGTTGTTACCATTACAGAGGTAGATTTTATCCCAAAGACCAAGTCCAGCACCTGTAGCGTCAAAGTTACCTGTTAAGCTACCATAGTATTCAACAACAGTGAAAGGCACCATTCTAGTATTGTAGTTGGTACCACCTCCACTGATTGATGCTAAATATGCAGCAATCAGTGTGTTTAGGTTTGCAAGCTGTACATAGTTGGTACTTACGTTCAAAGCAAGTGCGTCCAACTCAACCTCCAGACCGCAAATCTTAGTAATGGCTGCCTGAAGGATGGCATGTGTTCCAGAAGTGCTGGTTACACCAGTGAGACATCCAATTGTATAAGGTCCTTCTAGTGCAGCAAAGTCAGCCTCTAATTCTGTCAGACGTTCGTCTAATTCACAGATGGCTTTAATTAGAGCACTAATTACATTAGGAAGTGTAAGGTCTTCACAAGCGATTAAGTTTTTCTTTACAATATCGCAAATGATGGCAGGATTAATATCCAACGTAATACCTTCACCATTCAGTGTAGATGTAAGAAATCCAATCAATGCTTGCTCTACATATGAGAGCGAATCACCAGTCTTGATTCCCAAAATGGGAACATCAATCCCTGTATATCTTACACACTGATCAGATACTATCTCCGTACATCCATTATAGCAGTTAGAACAAGACATTTATCTAAATTTTAGAATTTTAACTCTGCTGGCAATCATGTTTACACTGAATGCAGCGTTATAATCGGGATTGCAATACTTATAAACAAGAATCCTCCTGTAGTTCAGAAGGTCCAACATTGTTCCACCAGGAACAGGTTGGTTCAAAATAAATACAACATTGTTGTATAAATTGTTAGCCAGGTCAGCTAGTCTGCAATCTATCTCAGCAATAAGTGCTGGGATACTAGCGCACTCTGGACAATTTGTAAGCCTGGGTGATAACATTTGTTATAATTTTTCGTCCTTGCTTAGTGGCTGCATTACACAACGCACAAAGACCATTAATCAATTGACATCCACACCCAACGTTAGCTCCGCAGTTTCTACATTTTGCCATATTAATAGAAATTTATTACGTAGTTGTTCCCAGAGCAACCGCAGTTATTTCTGAGGAAGTTATCAAGCATCATGTCTGCCTGGTTATATAACCTCATCGCATCCTGTGTAGCGCAGTTGTTAGCTGCTGCTATAGATCCTTGGATGAAGAAATATATGGAAGTGAGGTTCACCTTTGCTTGTGTTTTAATAGCTCTATCACATTCCATCATATCAAGCTTCATGAATGCGCCATCAAACTTTTCTTGTAATCTCTCAACACGCATAATTGACTTTTCTACAAAGTTTACATATGCAGGTGCCACTGAGTATTTTAGAAAATACACACCATCAGGAAGTGGTTGTTCCACTCCTGGTGCAGTGATACCCAAGTTTGAAGAGTTGAAAACATTAAAATCGTTAACGCTGAAAGGTCTAAACACAATACCAAAACCAGGAACATTAATCTCAATAGTAGCTCCAGAAACAACAGGGGGGTTTGTAGGATAGACAGATGCATCAGCAACTCCCAACGTAAGTGTGTTGTACGTAGGAATCACTAGTATGTCTAGTTTCAAGTCTGCCATGTTGTTTTAAATAAATAAGCCAGAGGATCTGAGTTTGTATCCTCTCACCTCTGGCTTAGGTTAATATAATATTTCTATGTATCTACCCTACTATTACGGAATCAAAGTTGATGTAGTAGTAGTAGAAGGCCATACAGTGGTGGTGGTAGATGTAGTGGTGATACAAGAGTTATCAGCAGTTACAGTACCCAAACCAGCCTCAAGAACAGCCTCAATGAGTCCACCAATCGGATTAGCAGAACCATTCGCTTGTGTTTGAGGAACAGCGATGATTACAGTGCTATCTTCATAGATGTAGTCACCCCACTGATACTCAGACTTGTTGTACTCGTTGAACTTGATGTAGTAGGTATCATAGGTAGTACCATCAGATACCCAGCTTTCAAAGTTCTCATTGTAGCCACCCATTCTGTAGAGGTGCTTCAAATATCCAGCTTGGTAGCTGTAGAAGTTCTTCTCCAGTTGAGCGATTTCAGCAGATGTACCAACGGCATAAGAAGAACGCTGTTGGATAACTGGATCAGCTACAATGTTACAATTGTCTGCTACGATGAAGTCAGCTGTGGTAGCGGGACCGCTATACACGAATGTACGGAACCACATTCTGTCATACTCGAAAGGGAATGCAGCAACATCACAAGGCTGACCATATTTGGTAAGAGGCTTACCAGTGATACGCAAGAGTGCGTCTTGGTTGTTACCAATTCTCTGGAACTGATAGAAGTCAGAGAAAGTGATGTTGTCAGGGTTGTTACCAGGAGCCTGATACAAGAAGTGAAGGATGATGTCATCGATCAAAGCAGGCACATCAACAGTAGTACAAGGATCTCCACCACAATCGCAACAAGGTGCGTTCACAGTGATAGAACGAGTGAAACCGTTGAAATACAGGGTATCCAAGTAGCTAGAGTGGGCACGGAGAGTGATGGTAACAATGTCACCACACTGTACGTTCCAGTTTCCTACGTCTGTAATCTGAGTTACAGGAGTAGGGCAACCTTGCACCTTGTACCACTCAGTTACGTTGCTGTTGCAACCAGATCCTGAAGGACAACCTTTAATCTTATCAGAACGCTTGGAGCCTTGCAGATAAGTGTTAGTACGGCCCTGCGCAACATAAAAATAGGGAGCAGCGGCAATATTGCCAGCTGTGGCAAGGGTGTAATCATTTCTGAAGATACCCACTTGGCCAGCGCTCAAGTTTTGCGTAGATCCAGAACTAGGGAGCGCAGTTTGCCCTACTGGTACTACGAAGAGCGTAGTTAATGAAAAATCAGCCATTTTTCTTTATTTTAGGTGATTAAAAAAATTTATTCGTTTGTTTGAATTCTGTATATCGAGTTCTGTACAGCAGGTTGATTCTCAGTGTACATTGCAAGATTCTGTACTGTTAAGTCTAATAGCTCATCCTCCAGATATAGTTCAAGTTCGCAGTCTTGATCAAATGATGGTTCTCCATCTAGCATGATGTATCCTGTCTTATTTATATACAAAGGATAACGCATGTAGGATATGTAAATCTTGCTCGGAGTGAAGGTACCATCAGTGAAGATGGATATTTCATCTGTCGAAAGGAAGTTGAAAGTCTCCTGATATTCAAAGGAAGGCCTGTAGTGATCGTTATTCAGGATGAACTGTAGGTCACCGTGTTTAGCCAAGTCTCTGTTAATCCAGATCTTTCTATCCTTACACACCCCCTTGTCAGCCAGTATATAACTATCAATGTAGAACATATACTTGGGAACAAGCAGGTGCAGATTAGCAAACCATTGATTTAGTTCAACGTTCTTGAGAGTGAGGTCAAGAGGTTGACTGTTATAGGTAACCACTAAGCTTTGGAGGTCCTCGTAACGCTTCTTAAAAGCATCAAGTCCCATCCCGCTCACTACACTAAAACCATCAACCTTTTGTTTTATCAGCTTAATCTGGGCTTCATTCAAAGCCAAGATCTTATCTTCTAAGTTTATCTGCTGGTGTATGTTGGTCGATAGTTTATTTAGTTTTTGGTCAATCTTATATAATAAACTATCTACTGGTATCATACTGCAGCTAATTTCTTAGTTTTCAGCTTACCTTCAAGAGTCAGAAGCAAGTCCTGATTATCGTCGTCAGCAAGCAGTTTAATTAAATCATCTTCGTCCTTAGCTACTTCAAATTCACCCTCATAAACCTTACCGTTAGGTCTGAGTCGGTATATGGAATGAGTGATTGCTTGTTTCACTAAGTCCTTGATATGGAGTAAGTTATCCCTCATATCTGCGAAGCGTGTGAACACTTCAACAGGATTTAACCCTTGATACTTACCGTTCTTAAACTCGGTTTGTTTGAGGACATTGTCTACAAGGTTGTAAACTGCTTCCTCTTTAGTATCATCAGTTACAGGTAATCCCAACAAGCGAGCCACTTTTCTTTTTCTCTCAGGGGTCATACTGTCAAACTTGACAATAGCCTTGTTGATGAGTTGCTTCTTCTTGAACATCACTGCGTTCTCAATATCCTCGTCAGCCACATAAAACTGTGTATCTGCAGGAAACTCACCACGCTCCCAAGCTTGATAAGAGCTTGCAATTGTGGGGTGAACACGCAACCAAGAGAAAGCTAATTCCTGAAGAGGAATAGAAAGATCGAAGAAGTTATCTCCATCCAACAACTTCACAGGTTGAACATGCAACGAGTCACTTGAGGATGTAGACAATCCATAGTTCCAGAAATTGGAACGAGGACCTAAGTCAACATCTCCTAACGCAGCCTGAAGTTTGTCTCTCAAAGCTGTCACACGCTCAGTCTCCATTTCTCTCTCAAGAGGATCAGAGATTCTGCGAATGTAGGCAGCTTCAGGATCAACTCCTGTGCGGTACTTACCATCAAGCTCTCTGTAAGGATACTTGAACACCCCTGTTCCAGGGATACGTGTCAGCCCTCTAAGAGAAAGACCACCTTGCATTGTTTGCAACTGAGAGTTGTTATACTCTTTCTTAATAGTTGAGATTTTACCTAACTTACCCATATGTAGTTTATTTATTTGGTTTATTAGCAGAGATGTGAGGATCGAACCTCTGGCAAACGAGAGACACCTCGTTCCCCATCTCTGTAGTTTGAGAAGAGCTCCCCCACCCTGAAGTGGGGGGCACTCTCTTCTCGGATATAGTGCAGCTAAGCTGCAGCAGTTTAGAACTGCGGGATTTCTTCAATCAACACTGTACGAGACAGGTCTTCGATGAATACATCACAACGGTCCTTCATCCAGATTTCATATCCTGGGAATTTGTTCGCAGAGCTCATACCCTGAGACTTAGCAAAGCCTAAGTGATGGCGAGTTCCATCGATATATCCCCAAGTCATAGAAGGTGCACCCTTCATACGAACTTCACGGATGTTATTAACCATAGAACCATCAGACATCGGAGATACGTCAAACACCATGAATACAGGGGTAGACTTCTTGTTCTGTCCGAATTCCAGGTTAGATTGAGGCAGGTCAAGTTCTTTCAGGTGAATCAGTTCAACACGACCAGTCTCACGAGTTACCATTGCATCGAATGCAAAGTTGTAAGTGATGTGTTGTCCTTCGCCTTGCAGGTAACGGTTTCCGCTATCAGCCATGAAGGTCAGACCGCTGTTCAAAGCGTCAGTCTTCAAAGCTTGTTGGAACACGTCAAAACCTGCTTCGTTTGTATACATTTTGACACGACGGTCTTTAACATCCACACGACGGTAGAACAGGTCACCAAACACAGCACGGATCAAGTTCGCAGTGAACTCACCACGGTTGTACTGTACGAGGTTACCGTTGTTACGCATACGATGGTAAACACCAGCAGATGTACGCTTCAGTTCTTGCTTGCTACCGTTAGTCTTAACAGTACCAGGACGAGACCAAATCATACGCTTAACTTTCAACTCAAGCATAGACTTACGCATCCAGAACTCAATAAATGGCTCCCACTTAACATCATTACGAGTCAAGGGAAGTTGGTTACGACGCTGAGGTGCATATACAAGGATATCCAAAGGACGTCCTGCAGAGTCACGCATCATTTTGTCATCAGCCCACTCAGTGATCTTGTGCTCGAAACCATATGCAGAACCCAAAGATTCAAACATAGTGATTTGCTCACCCAAACGGGGAAGACCAAGCAGATCCTGATCGAATTCACCGATTGCAGCATCTACCAGCTCAAGCTCAATACCCACTTGCAAGAATGTAGAACTTACAAAATCTACAGTGGGGTTGTCAGTCACAAGTGTGAAACTGTACAAGAATCCCATGTTCCAAGGAATAGGGTCCTTGATAACATAGAAGCGAGGACCATACTGACGGCTACCAACAGAAACGATTGCGTTCTTAGAGAACTCGTTTGTGTCAAGCACCAATTGGAACTCTTGACCATCGATACCAGGCTTGCTCAACTCGAGAGTGGAGTTAGGTACGTCGATAATTTTAGGGAATTTGTAGGGAACAGCTACTTGCCATTTCCAAGCATCGCTATTATTATCAATGTAATAAGGCGTGCTTTTGTTGATCATGTCGAGGAAGTCATTGCTATACAGAGAGCTCTGCGTGTAGAGACTGATGATCTTCTTGTCGTAATCAGCAGGCTCGGTTGAGTGAAAGCTCTCCAGGTGGTTAGCGTCAGTTAGCTTACCTACAGCACGCTTGTCCATAGAAGCGACACGAGCATACGTGAAGCCAGTTAGACCTGGGATTGTTTGAATTGCCATTTTTTATCCTTTTGTGTTTAAGAAAAAATTATAAAAACCATGAATTTTGTTTAGAAGGCTGAGAGCCATTGCTAGTTGACGACTTAGCTTTAGTCACTTGCCTAGCCACTTCCCCAAACAGCTCGTTAGATTTCTTTGTAACGCCTGTCTTTTGGATGGTAGATAGAGTGGGATCTTTTTCCAAGATCTTCAGTAGCAATGCAACCTTTACTTTAGTTGCATGGTTTTCAGGTCTTTTCAACTCTAAGATGGTACGGTCGAAATCTGTGAGAGTTTCTCCTGATGCTGTTTTGTACTTATCTACCAGCAGGAAGTCTTGTAGTTCGTTTGCCAACTTAGGGTTGAGGGGGATTCCGTCAAACTCCTTGGATTTCAGTTTATCCTGAAGGACTTGCTGAACGTTATTAATATACTGATTCTTTACAGCTTGTTTCTGTTGTAGCTCCACCTCAGCCTTTTGCTCCATTTGGGCAAGTTTCTGGGCTTCCTTTTTAACAAGCACTTTGTGGTGCTTTGTTGCTACGCTTTCCAGATCGCCATAGTTTTTGAGTCTTTCAACCTCTGTGTTGATGTCTTCAGTCTCAAATCCTTGATCAGCTAGAGCTTGCTTAATCACTGACACTTGATTATTCTCTTGTGACAGATCCATATCAGCGAAGCTCACTACGTTATTATATGTACCAAAGTATTCCTTTGGATTAACACCTTTTACGAATATAGCCTCGAACGCTTGTTGATAATCTTCACCAAATTGACCAATGAAGTTATTTACTACCTCAATTGCTCCCTTTTTCTTTTCTTCTTGGAAACGTGCCAGGAATTCTTCAGGGGTGGAGATGTTAATCTCTTCTTCCTCATCATCCTGTGAAAACACTCCAAGTTTGAGAAGATCGCGGGACAGAGCTGTGAATTGACTCAATTCATCTTCTCCCTCTTCAGCAGGTTCTTCAGAAGCTTGCTCTGCAGGTTTAGCTTCAGCAGCAGGAGCTTTCTTCTTAACTGGTTGAGGATCAGCATCTTCTGCATCTTCCTCAGTTCCACTATTGTCTCCTAAGAAACTAGAAATAAGTTCTTGACCTGAAAGATCTTTACCATCTTCTTTAGGAACAACCTCTTTACCCTTTGGAACATCTGGTGTTTTAGGGGCTTCAGGAGGAGTGGCCTCTTTTACAATCTCCTGAAGTTGATCAGGACTGCTTGTAGAGGTTTCGGGAGACAAAAGATCACTAAGAAGTTCTGCACTACCAGGACCCATCTCCATAGTGTTCTCAATACTAAAGTTGCCAAAGGATGGCGTCTCAAGGTTCTCAGCCATATGTAGTTGTTTTTGAATGGTTTATAAGAAGTAAAAATATACAAAGGTCATTGAATCACAAAGAGTTAGAGGGCTATATTGGCTGTTTTCGTAGATAATATAGCATTAATGTTTTTTACTCTAACCAAATCACTTTAACTCCACCCACCTGAAACCCATTTTCCATAGGAATCTGGCTGTCAAGGAGGACTCTTTGCGGATCTTTGTTTCGCTCCAGTCAGGGTGTTTTAGGTGGAAGTGTTCATGCAGGGCGATAAGTAGATACCTGTATCCAGTCAATCTTATATCTATTTCTATCTTATTCTTTTCATCCCAGGCAAGTCCATGGGCTTTTTCTCTACCTAACTTACGATGCTCAACCTTGTGGGGATTCTTGATTTCCATAATGATTAGATTCAAATATCTCTTTAAGAGCGGTGTAAGTAATTAGTAATGACATCCTCTTTATCTTGTCTACCATCTCAGCTTCTTCCTCAGATAGCAAAACTGTGTCCAGGTCCTCAATCACACCAACAGCCTGGATGCAGGCTGTGATGTCTTCATGAGGCGTGGGGTCAAATGGGAAAATTTCGTCAGTGATGATTTCGTCTTTATCCATTATTCTTTCTTAGGTTTTTTAGCTCTACCTTTTGCGTTCTCTTTAGCTATGGCCAAGTCATTTCTCTGGTTCTCACGATCTACCTTAAGTTTCTCTCTTTCAAGAGATATCTTCTCAGCGGCCAGTCTGTTCTTGGTGCTAATGTCTGCCATCTTCATCTGATAGTCCTTAGCCGTTCTGTCTTGCTCTGCACTTATCTTACTGATTTCCAACACATCAGGAACTCCTGACTCATCTACATCAGAGAGTCCCATGCCCATAGACTTGGCTTCAGCAGCAATCAGTGCCACCTCTTTCTTGTTTATGCGGTCAAGCTCGTTCTGGTAGTTTTCATTAGCAATATCCTGCTCCTTCTGCATCTGAGCCTGTTGCATTTGAGCTTGAGCAATTTGACTCTGCTGTTCAACCTGCTGCTGTTGCATGTCAAGTTTCTGCTGCTCCATTTTCTGCTGTCTGTCACGCAAGTCTTTAAACACCTTCTTCATTTCTCTCATAGACTTGGTGCTGTACAGCTCAATTACGTCATACAGAGATCCACCATTCTGCATCAAAGGTTGTGCCAGCTGACGAAGCTCATTGAACATCTGTGTATCCTCAGGACGATTTGTCAAGAATACCTTCAGGTCACGGAACTTAAGATCAGAACCGTTCACTGATACAAAAGCGCTCTCACCCTCGCTAGTGATATAGCTGAGAGTGGACTGGGGCTTCTTGCTTTCTACATACAGGGCAGCATCAATGATGGCCTGGTAGAGTTGACCCATAACATACTCATGGGCTATGAACAGGGGCTCTGTTTGAGAATAAGATTGTTGTACGGCTGTGTTTACACCTGTAGCAGATTCGCTAGATGTAATAGATCCCATACGTTGTCTACTCATCCCCACGAGTTCCCAACATTCGCTCTTTAACTGTTGGGCTAGGGTATAACGAGATTGGATTTCCTGTGTACGTGTAAGGTCAATATCTCTAAACTGGTTGAATGAGCTTGGGCTCTTCAGGTTTTCAGGGCTGTCGTCAATAAAGACAACACCTCTGTTTCTTGCTTCTAATTCCCAAATGTCAAGAGCATCCTGAGCATCACCATCCTTAGGAACAGGAATATGTCTGATGGATGTTAAATACACCTTACCCACTTCCTTCTCCAGCAGCTTATAGAGCTGGTTCATACATACATTATACAACACCTGGAAAGGCTTCATTAAATCCACCAGAGACTTAGCTTCTGTGTTCTTCACCTCAAAGGTGATACCAATAAGAGGGCAGTAGTTGAGGAGCTTGAAAGGTTTAACGTGGTAGATATCTGGACCAATCTTGGTGCCCTGATACCACTGGTTAATCCAGCCCCATTCCAAACTTTGCTGTGTAGGAATGGTGCCGCTCTTGTAGTTTTCATCTACCAGAACTGACTGTTCGTTACCCATCTCGTCTACATAGATGAGTTTACCAATCTTCTTCTTGCTCAACCAGTAACCTCTAACAACAACATACTTATATCCAAAGGATGATACGTTGGAGGTGAGTCCCAAGAAATCCTTGAGACCATCATTGTTCTCCTTCATTTCACTCTCGATAATCATACGGGTTTGAAGGACCAGTGGATCAAATGTATCATAGGTAACTGAGTCAATACCAGGAACAGCGTTGGGGTTACCCAGATTTGATTCACGGACGTTAATTAGTCCATAGTCTTGCAGAGAACTTCTTAGATGGTCTATTTCTTCTTTAGTAAGATCAGGAATGCTTTCAATGATCTCTGAAAGCTCCATAACTTGAACAGTACCTGCAGCATACGCACCTTGAGCTCGCCCTGTAGGGTCAGAGATATATTTTCTATCAGGCGTTGTAAGGAACCATGTGTTTTTCGGGTTAGCCACCTCGATATTGAATCCCAGCTTAGAATTGTCCTCATAGATGTGATAGAATTCTCTTCCAGAAATAAGCATGTCTCTAAACGCGTCCTCACTTTTCTCCTTCAGGTTGAACTCAGCCTTCTGGCAAGTGAGCACATGATTGGCCCATTTCTCAGCTACAGAAGTGTAGCTATCTAGGACATCCTGTACTTCCTCCATTGTCATCTGTTGAACTTCCTCTTCAGAAAGCTCCTCACCATTCATAGCAGCGTTTGCCAATATCTGCTGTCTAGCTCTACCCAGAACATATTGTTGAAGTATATCTGTCTTAAACTCCAGCTCTTCAGACTTACTATCATCATCAAACGCCTTCACCCTGAATGTATCAGGGCGTTTACTAATCTCACCCACCAGCTCGTTTACAGGAGTGGTGATGATGGAATACATCTTAACATACGCAGGCAATTGTAGATCGGCTGTAAGCACATCTGTAAAACTTCTCACCTGAGGCTCCTGATAGAAATCTTCCATCCTCAGGATGCCTTTCATTAGGTCGTAGTTTTTGACAAATGTATCTCGGTTCTTTACATACTCAGCATAAGCCTTGTTTGCAAAGTAGTCCATAGTGTTCTTAATCCAGCTCTCATCTTGCTTCTCCTTATCAGTCTTGAACTGATCAGGGAAGATGTTAAGATAGGCATACCTAATGGTAGCATCTTTCGTATATCTAATAATTGCCATTATGTAAACAATTTACTTTTTTTCCTTGGGAATAGTCCTCTTGATTCTGTAAATAGCTGGTTTTTCTTGTTTGGTCTAAAGAATGCTTTTAGTCTGTCATCTCCTGAACCTCCCACCTTTCCAAGTATTGGGTCCATTTTAAGAGCCTGAGCTATTGCTAACTCTGCTGCTACAATACGGTCAAAGTTACCTTGATCGTTATACTGAATAATCTCTTCCAGTAGAACAGGATCAAATATCTTTGACACACCCAGTACCTCTTTAATGATATCACCATCCTCGTTCTTTTCCTGATATACAACAGCCTCCATATACTTCTTGAGACAGTTGTGCAGATAGTCTCTTATCTTATCTGCTGAGCGGTGCACCCCATACTCACGTTTAACGGTGGTACCAGGCACCACTTCCTTCAACCATTCAGGTTGCTTCTCGAGGTAGTGTGCATCTCCTTTAGCTTTCATGTATTCTATGAAGGAGATGTCATCATTTTCACAGAGCGTACGTGCATTATAATACTTAATGAGAAGACGAGCTTGTTCTTCCCAGGTTTCTTTCTTCTCAGGCCTTGCACAATACGAAGCTACGAACATATCCTGGTACTTCTCACCAGTTATGTCGTGCATTCTCTTATAAATATATACAGACCCTAAGGATGTAGAATAGGCAGCTTGCCCCTGTCTGTAAGGGTCAACTCCTGCTACATAGAGTCCGTACGGAGGGTTTTCCAGAGGAAACTCATATATCACTACAGGAGCATCCTTCAGATCCGTATTCTTTAGGGGGAAGTTAGTGATGGGTTGTTTATCTGTAAACTCATGACTAATCTTCTCTCCATCATGGAACAGAATAACAGGTGTGCCTGTACGTTCCTGATTAATAAGCCTAGCTTTCTGTCGCTTGGCTCCCTCAATATCAAATATGTTTGTGTCCTCGTTCAGGAAGATATCATCCACTTCCATGGGATAGTACATCTTCTCTTTTAGGTAGGCCACTCTATCTCCAGCCTTCTTAAGGCGTTCTAGATTACCTTCTGTAATTTGTTTAGCTTTCTCCTCATTACTCACCAACATCTTAACGTCATGACTATCGCTTCCTTCAGGCTCTCCCAGAAATGCACCCAGCGTGCTCTCTTCCTTAGCCTCCATTCGATACTTATACGAAATAAACAAGCCATGAATACGTTTCTCATCCTTTTCATTGTTGTAGGTTAAGAAGTTGAAATTATCTACATCAAACATCAGGGACTTGGCGTCCATGAATCGCTTCATGTCACCACCAGTACCTGTAAGAATGGGAGAACAACCCCATCCATAAGGGGTTGTGAAACCTGGTACAGCAGCCTGGAAACCTCTAAGGAAATTACCTTTACCAATCTCATCGATAATTAGTTTACGTGGTTTTGTACCAGCAATTGCTTCCTCATTGTTACCCTCGTCAAGGTTACGAATGAGTATCTGGGAGAACGGTATACGCTCTCCTGATTTGGTCTTAATACCTAGGGTGACTTGGTTTTTCCAGTTGTCCTCAACTCTCTGCCATCTCCATGCTTCAGGTAGGAAGTTCAGGCCCTTGTCCAGCTTATCTGTGATCAGCTTTATATCGGGGGCATTCAACCCAGCGATCACATTCTGGGAATTCTCATCAAATGTAGCGCCCCACCCTATGTAAGAAGCCTCTAAAACAGACTTAGCGAAACGTCGTATACCTAGTATCACCAAGCCCTTTTTATCTTGTTGTGCTCTATCTATCTCATTGGTCACTATCCACTCATTGTCACGCAGGAGAGGATTGGCATATTTCTGGGAGATTCTCCCACGCTCATCTATCACATCCACCTCTGTGTGCCAAACATTTAGATGCCAGTAGAGAAACGGGTTGATATACACCCCGCCCATCATAGCACCGTTTAAGCATATGTCTCTGTGGAAGTCAAAGAAAGGCTTAAACTCTGCAGACTCACGGTCAGGCAGACGCCCCTGGTTGATAAACCAGTCTTTGTAATCTATGCTTTGTATGTTGATCATTATCTTCTGCTCCTGAGGAAGTCTTCAGCCATAGAGCTTAACTCTCCATTACCTCTCACTTCCACCTTAGCTTCTTCTTTCTCACGCAGTTTCTCTACAACCTCCAGAAGAGCCAAGTAATTTTTCATTGTTTCTTGGATGAACTTACCCTGGGCCTCAATAGAGGCAATTACCATGGGAAGCATACCTCCTTTGGCTGTAGGTTTCCACTCAATCCTGTCCTTCAGTTCATGAAGAGGATTGGCATCAACATATGCTTTCCAGCTTTTGAGCTGTTCTTCAGCCCAGTCAAGCTCAGCATTTATGTATGTAGTTTTTTTAATAGTCTTCGCCATCTTGCTCTTTTAAAATGTCATCCAGATTCATGCCATCCTTAATAATCTGGTCAAGTTCGTTCTCATCTGTATGAGGAACGTCTAGCTCCAGTTCAGATTTATACTTCTCTAGAGCAAAAAGAATCTCTTTGTCAGTCAGTCCCCACACATCCCCATACCCATCAAGGGCTGTGGCTATGTGCCTACCCATATTATAGTTGGGATAGGCAGCATGTAGTTGTTGGAGAACAATCAGTACCTGACTGTAATGGCTAGACTTTCTCATCAGTTTATTTTACTATCAAGCCAACACTTGTGGCAGATAGCTTTTCTAATCCTGGAGAAACTACATCCTTGATTAGCTTAGCTATTTGCTCATTAGCTAACGTTTTTACTTCTTCTGAAATTCCTGGGGTTGCTACCAAAGCTCCGAGCTTCTCAATAACAATCCATGCTTCTACTATTGGGTTCATATTAATTGGTTTAAATCGTCGTCATTAAGTTCTTTAGAGGGGTCTATCTCTATCTCTACATCAAAATTTTCTTCCTCTTTATTGTAATACTCTTCCTTGATGGCAATTCCTATATTGTCCTGGAAGTCGTTTGCTATGCCTATAATATCTACAAAGTCAGCACCCTTGTTCCAGGCATCTGTCAGCACATCAATGAGCACCTTTACAGGTATCTTTCTAAGGGTAACTTCTTGTCTATTTTCCATGGCTTTTCATTTCTTCTTCCTGATCTGGCGTAACCAAAGCCACCCATTTGTTTAAAGGGCAGCTGCACGAGAGACATTTGGTTTTGGCAGACAGGGTACATCCACAATGTGTGCAATGTGCGTCTGGCCTGATGGTTTTATAATTTTTACGATTTGCCGAGTGGTATTCACAACCCTCACAAATAGTAAGTCTTTCTTTACTCGTATCCTTTATCGTCTTCTTCAGCTCTTTGGGAGGCAGGAGGTTGTTCCTCCACCCCTCGTAAATTTGAGACATTAGATTCATATATCTTTGGTTTTAAGTCTCTTATCCCGTCAAGGGCTATTTGAAGCTTCAGGGCTGCCGACTTCCTTTTGGCTTCTGGCAGCGTTTCGTCATTTGCCCATTTCTCAAACAAGGCTTTCTGACTCAGAAACTTCTCCATCGTCTTGTGCGCCTTCTTCTCATTAAAAAACAACTTCCCAAATCCACTGATTTCCAAGCTTTTATGCTGTGTCAGCGCCTCGTTGGCGCTTTGGAACTGGTGGTTAATAATGGTCTCCAGTGTCTTCTCGCTCATCCTCATCTTGACTGCCATCTTTCTGATGATCCAGTCCTTGACGGATAGGCTCATTGGCTTATTATCCGTGAACAAGTCTGATTTCAAGGGTGATGTCATGGTCAAAGTTTAACAGGATTTGAGGGTTCACCTTCACCTTTGTCCCATCCTTCACCAGCACCCCTATCTTCTTGAGCCTAGAAATGATGTTATTTATGGAGGCATTGGTGGTGCCATATCTCTCACAGAAATCCTTACGTATGTTAGCATAAGAGATGTTACCCCTTACAGCAGCAAAAGCCAGAAGTTGTATTTCTCTCTGTGTTAGCTTCAAATCGTTCACAGCAGACAGAATAGTGTAATACCTCTCCGCTAAGAGTGTACTATCCACCTCTTGTTTCTTCAGCTTCTGTAAGACGATTGTGGCTTTCATAAATTTAGTTAGTACAAAGATAAGGGGTTATTCTAACATATTCAAACACAATCTTTTATGCTATAGCTATATTATGTCTTATTTCCAACTTAATCCCGTAAATAGGCTTTCTATCTACAGGGTGAATAGATCCCATAACCCACCCACCACCCCAAAGCTACAACATCCTTAGGATAGATTCCAAATTTTTTTTCGTAAACCCCCACCCTTACTTTTTGCCCCCTAGGGTGAGCCCCTAGTTTGACCATCCCCCCTGGTTTGTTCCACGTGAAAAAACCCCCCTATCCGTGAGGGGACGGGTTACTCCACACCAAGGACCCAGGGGCAGGATGCGCGGTGGGAGCCACCCCCCGTGCTTCGTTAACAAGGAGTCACCTTGTAAAAAACTGTCGAAAAATCATGGCACAAGAACTGCGTATCAAATCAGGCGTATGGTCAGCGAAAGGCAACTTCACAGCCAAAACTGCGTACGGCAAAACTTTCTTCATCCACAAGAACACCATGGCAGAGTTGGGCTACGAGCCTAATGCTGAGGTTAAGTACCCATTTTATGCAGTGGTAGACACCACCATGATCGGTCAGCTTGACCAGAATGGCGATCCTCTAATGGGAGAAGATGGCAAGCCCGTACAGGTTGCTCGTGAGAGCGCATTGAGCGTGTTCGCCACACTGGAAGAGTTGCAGGCTTGCGCAATCGAAGAGCGTACCATCGGTGCGGACATCGAGATTGCTGTTCAGCAGCACGTTCGCAGCAAGGTTAGCACCAGCGGTCTGAGCGAGTCTGCTGTCAACAGCATTCTTGCAAGCTCACTCGTGTAAGATTATTCGGAAGTGTTCTCAATCAGGGAACACTTCCTTTTATACCTTATATATATGGGTGGGTAAACATGAAATGTTACGTTGGGTGGGACATATTATGATGCATAACGCATTGATTCTCTGTGAGTTAGAGAGTGGTAGTGTCACCCATATACACTTTTAGGGGGTAAAATCACAATTGCTCATATTGAGCGCTTATAGCTATAAATATAGCATTAACTAACCAAAAAGCCTGTATACAGGCAAAACGATAGTTATGTACAAAGATATTTCTACGGAAGGTCTTTCCTTCCCTAAGACATTGGTTATTCGTAATAGTGTAGATGGTTGGATATGGCAGATATATCATGTTGATAGTCACCAGCAAGCTTATTATATAGCTGAGAATGCTAAGAACAGTGGATATGAAGGAAGGACATTAGAGGACTATAATGGTGGTAAAGAGACATTTCCAAATTGGAGAATGGAAATGGCTAGAGAGCTTGTCAAATTACTGCCTAATCACCTTGTTCTTAAAGAGGATGCAGTGGATGTGCTTATAGATGATCCATACGAGGATGAAAGATGCTATGATGAGAGCCTGTAACAGGGCTCTTTTGTTTTAATGCACCATCCTAGCTTCCCAAGGGCTAGCAGAATATGTAATGAGGACTTATGTCCTTCGTGATGGTTTATACAGAGCTGAGAATTCTGTTCATTACATATTCTGAGTGCAGAGGGATATGTACAGGTGTTCATCTGTTCTACTTCATAGAATAGAGGCTTTTTGGTGAGGCAAAACCATATATTTTTCTCTAAATCCTTATTAATCAATTAAATACGATTGCTATGTCAAAATTTACTAGAATTAAGGCACCTAAATACAGAATAGGTAGATATGTCCTTAATGAATATGAGCTTAGATGCTTACAAGTTGAAGTGGCTAGAGGTCTTAAACAGCCTGGCATCAAGGTTAAAGATGATGCTAATCAAATAGCCACCATCCAAGCTAACGGTAGTATGGATATTAATGTTGAAGGTTATGACATAACCTCTAGGTATGCATTAAATCTAATTGCTATCAGAAGAGACAGAGAAAGAGCGTTAAAAACAAATCCTTATTAATCAACAACTTAAATCAAAAAAGATGAAAAAAGACCTCTTATACCCAATATGTTTGGGTGTTACAGCTATGATAACCATATGCTGTTTGTATGTGTGCTGTAAGGCAGTTGATGCTTTGGACAGTATTAATAACAGGATGGACAGGGCTAATGTGGAATACCAATTTGTTGTCACAGACAGTACAATTACAGTTTGGGATGATAACAGATGGGTTGGGACAGTGAAGCTAGAAGGTCAGCTAGACAGTTTAATTACATTTGATAACCAATAAATTAAGTGTTATGCTCACCCTTTGTATCATGCCTGTGTTTAAAGGCACAAGGAAGGAGACTATTACAGCATGTATTATATGTCTCCTTATGGACAGTATTTATATAATTCCAATCATCAACCATTTAAATTCCTGATCATGAAACAGTTATTGATCATGCTGCTGTTGACAGTAGCTTTTGTTATCATCTGCCCATTTGTGTTCATTTATTGCCTGTGGGATTTCAACTTCTCAACCGTGAGAGGGCTCAGAAGGGACTATTTGGAGACCATGAGCTATCCTATTTATCAGTTGTTCCATTACAAGACCAAGCATTATAGAAGAGTGCCTGGTAGATTTTAGTATATTTGCTTATAGGCTGATCCTGTAGCTCAGTTGAATAGAGCAACAGCCTTCTAAGCTGTGGGCCATTGGTTTGAATCCAATCAGGATCACGAATTTTCATAAGCCAAGCAATCGTACGGGCCTGTGTTTCCACACTGGGCCCTTTTTATTTACATCATCTATTAAATCAAATAAACATGACACCAGCACCTAAAACAGGCAGATACTTTATAGCTGCCCTCTTTGTAATCATTATTATTGTATTGCTCTGTAGTTCTTGTGCTACACAAGGATATGGCTGCAATGGTAAAGGCAAAATCATTACACGTGTTAAACAATTCTAAATCAATTAGTTATGAAAACCATCCTTTTTAACGACCCTCGAGAATTCATTCAGTTCAAAACCTTAGCCAACCGTATTCACCTTATTTTTATGTATAAAGTGCTGCATGGCGTATTCCATGTAGAGGCTGATGCATTACGTCTTGACGAGTTGGGTTACTAAGGATGAAAGGACAGCTCTGAAACACGGGCTGTTCCTTTTTTTTTGTGCCACATGCGTCACATGCGACATGCGTCATAAAAAGGCCAAAAACACATCAAAATGTGCTTTTTATGACACATTTATATGCAATACCATCCATTTTACTGCAAAATCACACTATTATATGCATTTTAATACACTTTTATGAACATTACAGCACTGATCGTTTTCTTCACCATCAGCTTTGTTATAGCTGTGTTGTGGGTGAGAGGCATAGATAAAATGAAACGGGAACATCCTGACTACAAGGGTGAAGACTTTTTAAATCACGATGATAAAAACACATCCTCATGAGTAAAGTAATGATAGCATTGGGCATTGTGCTCACTATGTCTGTTCTTCTGTACCAAGTGTCAAACAAGGACAGAAAGATTAAGGCTCTAAACCAGCAGATTGTGGAGCTAGAACAAAAAGCCAAACTTGTAGACTCTCTGGAGGCTGAGTTGTTTCCTTTAGAGACACAGCTTAGCAGATATGAGATGGCTTTTACTATAATGGCAAGACGATATCCTAAATGTGCTGATATATACAGCATGATAATATCGGAGGAAACAGAATGATAGCTAATCTTAAACGCTACGCTATGCGTAGAATAAATTTAAAACCTATGGCACAACAAAATGAAAATAACGAGTTATATGACTTAGAGGATCTTCGCTCTGAATATGAATCAACTTATTTAGCATATGCTTTATTTGCAGAAAATGCTGATTTTATGAATTTTGAGCAGTGGTTAGAAAAACATAAAGGTTTGAAAATTAAATAACTATGGCACAACAAACAGCAGTAGACTATCTGATAGAACAATTACAAGCACCTTGTAGAGGTATACCTTCCCACATTATAGAACAAGCCAAACAAATGGAGAAGGAGCAGATAATAAAAGCTGCAAAAGTTATTCTATTTGCCTCAACAGGGCCAGGCGATACAGCTGCAGAACAATACTACAACGAAACTTATAAAACTAAATAACATGGTAGGAACCATCTTTAGAAAACATGTCGAAAGACATGAAATGGGCACAGCAGGCAAAACTATGTATCAGAGCTGGAAGGTTGTTAGTGACCTAGGTAATGACATATATGCCTGTGTACGCGTAGATAATACGCAAGATCCTATGGGTGCTGCTAGTCCGCAGAAGCGCACATTCAGAGGTACAGACATTCAGAAGCACCTAAAAAATAAACAATAATGTTTATCACCGTAGAGCTCGTATTTAAGAGCCACATGCCCAGAGCATTGGAGCCTGGACTATTGTTCATTACCAAGATCAATCCTGGCACCAGAAAAGAATATTCGGAGATATGGGCGCTTGATAAACATCCTGCAGAAAGCCTAGAGGAGTTTATTGTCAAACATGGCGCACCTGTTGAGCCCTATTTAATGTACGACGAACAAGCGTTAGCAGAACCAGAAGAGATTGGTTGGTGGGACGTGGGTGATACTTCTGATGAGCTCAGAGACATCACACTCAAGGACATCAACTTTCTTCTAGAAAACTACGATGGGTATGTTGACGTAGAGATTGATGATGATGCATTTGATAACGAGGATGAAATCAGTCCTGTTTTGTACATGAACAAGGTGCTATTATGTGTCCCTGGGTTGTATGATGATGAGGATGAAGAAGAAGAGGATGATGATGATGGGTATGATGAGGGAGAAGACCCGTTCTTTGACCATATGGACGATGATTCCTGGAAAGAAATTTAAAATGAAAAATCTAATGAAACTAGTTAAAGAATTCATCTTTGGCAGGCGTGCAGAGCCTGTCTGCCAAATCAAAACCACATTACGCACTGTCTATCCTACTAACCAACCGAGTGAGTGGGAGTGGAAACAGGAGTTTAGAGTGGGTATGATGTGTGGTAAAAAAGCAATCTATTTAAATTAATATCTATGGGAATGGATGTTTATGGCAAAGCTCCTCAAACAGTTGGGGAGAGGCCTGAGAGACCAGAAGATTGGGACTCTCTAACAGAATATGAACGTGATATGTATTACAATGAGGTGAACATCTGGGAAGCTAACAATCCTGGTGTTTATTTCAGGGCTAACAATTGGTCTTGGAGGCCAATACATGCTGTGTGTGACTTTGCTATTAACATTACAAAGCTTCCTTTTGATACTACGTATTGGGGCTCAAATGATGGCAAAGGTTTAAAGAACCAAGAAGAATGTGATATGTTAGCTGATGCTATTGAGGTGTATCTCACCCTCAACAATGCAAACATGCATGACATGGATGACAGAATGTATCTGTGTCTTGGTTCATGGACCACCTCTAGTGGACATTTTATGCCACAAGAGCTTGAAGATGAGCTTAATGAAACCTACAAACCAGGTACAATCCTGTACAATGGTGTTGTTACAAAGGATGGTACGCTAGCATTCTCAGCACACAGTTGTCCTCTCTATCATATTAACAACTTTACAACATTCCTCCGCAAATGTGGAGGATTTGAAATCTGGTAAATCTATCAAATCACAATTTAAAATCCAAAGCACATGTCAAGAAAAAGCATCTTCAAAACCGCAGAAATCCTACAGATTAAAAAGCAAATCCGTCAGGGAGGAAAGGTAAAGCAAATGGCAAAACGCCTTGCTCCTCAGTACAATGTAACAGAGGAACAAATGCTCAACAAGCTGTATTACATATCAGCTCGCACCTACATGATGAGAGGTAGACCTAGCAAGAAGGCTAAAGCTCCTGCAGCTCCTGTAACAAGAGTAGAAAAGCCTACTGAGAACATATCAGTGGTAGGTAAAAAGGTGGTGGTATACAGCAATCACATACGTATTTATTTCTAACATCTAAATACACATCCTTATGTCAGCAACACTCGTCTATCGCTCCGAATGGAGCAAAATCACACCCCTAGTTTACTCTGATGACTCTAACAATGATGCAGTTAATCGTTTGATTGACAGCATCTTTAGAGCCAAACGAACCAACAGACTTGTCCTTGATAACAACAAAATGTATTACAAGCCTAGTAACCAGTACAAAAGATTTGTTGTTCGCATGCGTAAAATTAGGTAGATTTGGACTACGGTTCCTACTCTCATTTAGAGGGTAGGAACTTTTAAATCCAAACTATATGGCAAAAGACAAATGCGTACTATGTAGCGCAGAAACTCTCTATGATGAGAGTTTGCACATAGATTATAGACATGGATATATTGAAGGAGCTGGACAGCTCTGCAAATCCTGTTATGATAGGGGAACAAAACGAACGCACATCACTATTCCTGCGGACGTTATTTATAATACCCCGAATGATCAAGAATTAGGACAGAAGGTAAGAACTATTTATAATCAAAGCACTTAAAATGGCAACTAAAAAACCAGTGGTAAAAGAAACATCACGCATCACTATTATAACTAATAGTGAAGAAGAATGCATAGTAAAATTGAAAGGTGATTCAATGATAGCAACAGCAGCACTGGCAGCTCTAATGGCTGCAGACCATGAGGATAATCAATTTCGTGAGATGATGGCATTAGCTATTCAAGTGGTGCTTCATGAAGATAAACAAAGCAAGAAGAAATCTACAAAAAAGAAAGCAGCTCCTAAAAAGAAGAAATAATGAATGTTGTTATTTATGACATCGAGACCTTAAAAGAGTATTTCCTGGTGGTAGCGTTGGTTCCTCAAGAGCCATACAGAGTGTTTAAAGTGAATCGTGAAGAGAACAATCTAGGTGCATTCATTAAGTTTGCTGAAGAGTACAAAGATTATTATTGGGTTGGCTACAATAATCTTCGTTTTGACTCTCAAGTGGTGGAATGGATAATGCGTAATTATGAATACTGGCATGAGCTTTCCAGTTTGGAAATCACTGCTAGAATACACCAGAAGGCTGCAGATGTCATACATGATGCAAATTATGATGTTTTCCCTGAGTACAGGGAACATGACCTCAGCCTTAAACAGCTTGATCTCTTCCGAATTCACCACTTTGACAACAAGAATAGACGCGTTAGTCTAAAGAGGTTGGAGTTTGAGATGGACCTTGAGAACATTGAGGAGATGCCTATACACCATGACAAGACAGACATGACTAGGGATGATCTCATTCTTACGACAGAATACTGTCTTAATGATGTGTGGGCCACCTATCAGTTCTACAAGGTGACTATTGGTGATACAGATCATCCTTTGTACAAGGGCGATAATAAGATACAGCTCAGACAGGATATACAAGATGAGTTTGGCATTCCCTGCTTAAACTATTCTGATAGTAAGATTGGGGATGAAATGATCAAAAAGTATTACTGCCAAGAGAAAGGTATAGAGTATCGTGATCTACCAAAGGGTGGTAAGTTTGAGAAGAAGACGCATGTAAAGAACTGTATTGCAGACTATGTGAAGTTTCAAACACCTGAACTGCAGCAGTTTCTAGCAAGTATTAGAAAGCTCAGCTTAGGCATGAAAGATGACTTTAAAGAGGAACTACATTTCTACGGTAATGTATATTCTTTCATGAAGGGTGGATTACATACAGAGAATAAGCCCAAGATATTTGAGGCTGATGATGAATATGAGATTATTGACTGGGATGTATCCAGCTATTATCCAGCCATCATCATCAACAACGGGCGCTATCCAAGACACCTGGGTAAGGAGTTTCTGCAAGGTTACAAGACCATGTTTGAGAAACGACTAGAGCTCAAGCCTTTGGCTAAAAAGGATAGAAAGATTAAGGGTATTGTAGGAGCCCTAAAGCTCGCTGTAAACTCTGTTTATGGTAAGAGTTCTGATGTACAGTCCTGGATCTATGACAGGCAGCTCACCATGTTCACCACTATTACGGGTGAACTAAGCCTTATGATGCTCATCGAGGCATATGAGCTGGCTGGTATTAACGTGATATCTGCTAACACTGATGGTGTAACTATTAGAATCAAGAAGGACCTGATAGATAAAATGCACCAGATAAACAAGTGGTGGTCTGATATCACTGAGTATGAGCTAGAAAGGGCTGACTATCAAAAGATTATATTTTCCACGGTAAATGACTATCTTGCGATAAAAACAGATGGAGAGATCAAGAAGAAAGGCGATTTCCTCACGGATTTCGAGCTTCATAAGAACAAGTCAGCGCGTATTGTCCCACTTGCTCTGGAACAATATTTTGTTAGTAATATACCTGTTGCTGATACTATTCGCGGTCATAGTAACATCTTTGACTTCTGCCTCAGACAGAAAGCTTCCAAAGACTTCCACTATGAAGGAATAGATAGGTCCACAGGTAATAAGACTGTATACAATAAGCTGATTCGTTATTACATCTCCAACACTGGAGAGAAGCTCCTGAAGATTAAGAATGAGGATTCTACAAGTGGTGCTGCAGCTGTTTCCCAAGTGGAAGCTGGTGAGTGGCTGGCCACTGTATGCAATAGACTTGATAAAAATCATCCTCTGGACAACATCAACTACCTGTATTACATAGACAGGGCTGAGAAACTAATCAGTAAGATTGAGTCTGAGGGTAAAGCTCGCAGGGTGGTGATAAACCCAAATCAGTTAAGTTTATTCTGATGGCACACAAGAAACAAAAACCTCTTCCTAACACTCATCCAAGACTAAGAATAGTGGCTGAGCTACAAAAGATTAAAGAAGAGGGAACAGAGTTTCCTGAACATCCTTCTCCCAAAAGAATAACAGAGATGAGAAAGGATGAAAGAAAGACACACAAGCTTCTGAAGAAGAAAGAACAGAAGAGAAACACTCCAAAGACAAAAGCATTTGTCGGGTGGGAGTACAAAGATAGATACTCACACAGAAAAACTCAGTAACATGAACATTAAAAAAGGAGACAAGTTTAAGGACTACATCGGTACTCCTTGTTTCATTAGTTACATTAAGGGAGACATTATAAAGCTGTCATTTATAGAAGAGCGTCCACACGTTGAGGTTTGGGATAAGAAGGAACTCTTGGCTGAAATCAGCAAGAATCGATTCTTTCCTGAGCCACGCATTGTGGTGAACAGAAACAATGTTTCTGAGCATCTCGTTGAATATCAGCTAAATATGATAGGTAAGACAACAGAAGAAGCTCGTAAGTTGGAAGACTGGTATCAGCAATGGACCATGACCACACAGCAATTTGAACTGTTTAAAGCATATGCAATCCCTCTGCTTCGTAAGGTATTTAAATTCAACAAACGAAACGCGGAGAAGACATTTGACTGGTTCAATCTAGGCTACGGTCTCCGTATAAAAGACTAATCCATGGGAGCTATCTTCCTAATTGTAATGCTCGTTATAATAACGATCATTGCTTACTTTGTAATCAAGGACGGTAATCAACAACTTGAAGAACTAGATGACGATCCCACAATCACATGTTGGGATGATGACAAGAATCACACAGAAGGAGGGTTTCACTAAAAACAAATTTTATGGGAGCGACAGCATTCACCGTAAGAAGCAGAGGCATGTCTGCTAAAGAAGCATATGAAAGAGCTGTAGAAGCAGCTGAATCAGAATATGGTCATCAAGAGGGATATTCTGGAGCTATTAATGCTACACCAGGATTCTCAGATGCTACATCTAAGTATTTGGCTAGTAAGCTTCCTAGGTATAACTTCATAGAAGAGCGCCTAGATAAGCTAACTAAGTTCCAAGGTGCTGAATGCATTTGCATTCGAGAACCAAAGGGTAACAAGAATAAGATTAAGACACAAGTGGAGCATGTTACAGCTCCTGGCACAAAGAAGTGGGTACTTAAGTTTGTAGCAATGAGTAATGCTAAAGGCACTATTGGTAGCTATCGTACAAAAGGAGAAGCTGTTGCTGCTGCGCGTAAATACACAGAGCAGTCTGGTAACTCTAGTTATGTAGAAATGCGTAAAGAACTAGAGAAAGGATCACCACTAACAGCTAAAATCACCTATAAAACATCAAAAGATGAATGTGAAGGAGAATGGGAGTTTTATGGTTGGGCCAGCTGCTAATTTTTCTGAGGATTTTGAGAGGGAAGCGTTGAAAGATTGCGTATATTTGTATGAAGAGCAACAAAGAATAATGCAGGAGATTAATGAAGAAGAATATAGACTGCCTGCAACAATTACGCTCTTAACACCCCTTCCTGAACCCACGAAAGATGAATCTAAAGCTAACCCCTTACCATTTTGAAGAGCTGATCAAAAAGAGTTATTCTCTAGACCTTGTTTTCTTACTAAAGCTGATTGAAGAACAGTATGACATATCTGCCCTAACACAGGATAGCATGAAGATTGCTGCGCTTCATCAGACTTTAGTGAGAAAGGGGCTTATAACAGAGACAGAGGATAAACTTACAACAATCGGTCAAGAGCTCATCAAATTTGTTGACACAAAAGAATCTAAGAAGATTGTAAAGAAGAAGCCTGCCACCACAGAGTTTGAAGAGTGGTGGAAAGCATATCCAGGCACAGACACGTTTAAGCATGGTGGAAAGAGCTTTGTTGGTGCTAGGAGTTTGAGACAGAACAAGGACGAGTGCAGGCTTAAGTTTGATAAGATTCTTCTTGAGGGTGAATATACAGCTGGTGAGCTAATAGAGGCTCTTAAGTTTGATGTAGTCCAAAAGAAGGAGAATTCTGTGAAGACAGGCACTAATAGGCTTAGTTATATGCAGAACAGTCTCACCTATCTGAATCAACGCAGCTATGAACCATTTATTGAATTAATCAAAGAGGGCGCACATGTTCAACAGGCCCCTAAAATTGTAGGAGGAACAGACATATGAGCTTTGAACAACTAAAACAAGAAGTCCAGCTGGGCATAGAGGGTAGAAATAGTGGGATACCTATGGGCTTCGACAGGCTCAATAGATATATTGGTATCCGTAGAGGTATCTATTTTCTAGTGGGTGGTTTGACAGGCTCTGGTAAAACATCCTTCATAGATGATGCTTATGTTTTGAATCCTTTTGACTGGTATATCATGCAAAACGACCCAAAAATCAAGTTACGCATCATATATCGTTCAATGGAACGCTCTCGCACCTATAAACTGGCTAAATGGGTGAGCAGGAAGATATTCCTAGACCATGGTATAATCATACCTGTTAGCAGATTATTAGGTTGGAACGAGAAAATGACTCCAGATGAGCATGACCTGTTCTTAATGTATGAGGATTATATGCATCAAATGGATGATGTAATCACCATCATCGATGGGCCAGAGAATGCTGTAGGTATTGCTAAAGAATTAAAGGCGCACGCCTTGAAATATGGGCGCATTGAACAGGTTGATGAGTATAATAAGCGCTATTTCCCAAATAATGAGCGAGAAATCACTATTGTAATCATTGACCACATTGGTCTATTGAAGACCACCAAGGACCAACCTACAAAGAAAGAAGCTATTGACAAGATGAGTGATGAACTCAGATATGCTCGTGACTTCTATGGGTATACACCAGTTGTGGTGAGTCAGTTCAATAGGTCCATTTCTAACATTGTAAGGCTAAAGAATGGTGATGTAGAACCTCAGCTCGAGGATTTTGCAGAATCATCCAGTACACAGAACGATGCTGATGTGGTACTAGCCCTGTTTGATCCTATGCGCTATAAGGTAGCAGACCCTAGTGGGTATGACCTGGAAAAGCTAAAGGACCAGTTTGGCGCTAAGTATTTCAGAAGCTTAAGGCTCATAAAGAATTCCTATGGGGAAGATGATGTTCGCATAGGGCTGGGCTTTATGGGTCAGATAGGTATGTTCAAAGAGCTGCCTAGACGCAAAGACATGACAGACGCTGATTATGAAGCAGTATTGAACAAAACCTTTTTTCTAAACAAATAACAAAACATGGAAACAAAACTATTTAGCACAGCTCCGCGTGCAAAAGATCCCTTTTGGCAGATTGTATTTCTGCCTACAGTTACAATGCTCAGGAACCGTGAGTTTAACGAATCGTACACTGTGCTAAGTGTGGAATGGTTATTCTGGTCCTTAACAATCATCAAACATGACAGTTAGAGATGAACGTCAGAAAGAGTTTGCCAGAGCATGGATAGATAGCGGTAAGTTTGGTATTCTCAATCTGTGTCCCAGGTTTGGTAAAATCTTCACTACTATCAACATCCTTGAGGAGATAAAGCCTAAGAATGTGCTTATAGCCTACCCAGATAACAAGATTAAGGCATCCTGGAAGACAGACTTTGAGAAACGTGGATATGATGACAGTCATGTCACGTATACCACTCATCTGTCTCTCAAGAAACATCTAGAAGAATCGTTTGACCTAATAGTGATTGATGAGATACATCTGCTCTCAGAGGCTCAAATAGAAGTGGCTAGAGAGATGATAGATAAACACATGGAATTCAATCACATAGGAGGACATATACTGGGTTTGACAGGAACTATGACCACTTGGACAGAACGTACACTCTCAGAAGAGCTCGATCTGTCTGTTGTAGCCACATATTCAATAGACACAGCTATACAAGAAGGTGTAATTGTGGATTATGAGATTACAGTAGTAAAGGTTCCTCTAGATATCAAACATCTGAACAATTACAAGGGTAAATGGCGCACTGAGAAAGCTCAGTTTGACGCCTATGGATGGGTGATAAACAGTCTCGAGGCACAGGGTAAATCCACCATGTTTCTTAGACTCGCAAGGATGCGTGTTATACAGAACTCTGTAGCTAAAATGGAAAAGACTAGAGAGCTACTCAAAAAGCATAAAGATGAACGAGTGTTAGTGTTCTGTGGTGTCACCAAGATAGCTGATCAACTGGGCATCCCATCCTATCACAGTAAGAAAGATGAGAAGCAGAAGTTTGAGGACTTTGCTTCTGGTAAGGGTAAGCACATGGCTGTCGTAAAGATTGGTAACACAGGTGTGACTTATAAACCTCTCAACCGTGTGATAATCAATTATTTTGACAGTAATGCAGAAAATCTTGCTCAGAAGATTAATAGATGTATGGCTATGGAATATAACAATCCTGATAAGAGAGCCCAAATTTACATTGTATGTTCTGATGAGGATGTTGAAGCAAGGTGGCTCAAAAAAGCGCTAGAATTCTTTGATAAATCTAAAATTAAGTTTGTATGACAGAAGACCACATTGCAAAACATATAGATGATGTCAAGTTATTAAACCGTCTCATTAAGATTAACATAAAGACAGTTGGTGACTTACTTGAGAACCAAGATAAGATATTGAATACCAAAGGCATTGGTCAAAAGTCTTGCACTATTATAGATGAGTATTTAGGTACACATCTTTACAAGAAAAAACAAGAGCTTTTAGAGAGAAAAATTTGGTTGTCTCGAAGAAGTTTGCTATCTTTATAGCTATTAAATCACAATAAACCCTTAAAGCACATGGCAAGTAAATTAATCGGAATTGTAGGTCAAACAGGCACAGGAAAATCCACAGCTATTAAACACCTAGATCCAAAAGAAACGTACATTATTAACGTAGCAAAGAAAGAACTACCGTTCAAAGGCTCAGAGAAACTGTACAACGCAGAGAACAAAAATTACAAAGAGGTGGATGATGCAAATGAAATTACACGTTTGCTCAAGACCATTTCAGACAAAGCTCCTCACATTAAGAATATCGTTATTGAGGACAGCAATTACATTATGGGATTCAACATTGTATCTAAAGCTACAGAAGTTGGTTACACCAAGTTCAGCTTGATGGCTAAAGATATGGTGGACCTATTCAGAGAATCCCGCAAACTTCGTGAAGACATTATAGTGTTCTATCTTACACACCCTGAAACTATTGAGGATGGTGGTGATATTGTAGGATATAAAATTAAGACCGCTGGTAAACTGATTGACAATCAGGTGTTGCTAGAGGGCTTGATGACTGTCTGTCTCTACACTTATGTAGAAGAGAATAAGGATGGCACAGCTAGCTACCATTTCATCACAAACAGGTTTAAGAAAATGCCTGCAAAGAGTCCAGATGGTATGTTTACAGAAATCAAAATCTCCAACAACTTACAGTTGGTGGTGGATACAATTAGAGAGTATTATTCATAAATCACAATTAAAACAAAGCACATGGCAATTCAAGGAGACAAAAGAGAAAGACAAGCATTACCTGAGGTAAGTAAAAAGGTGGGGCTATTTGAAGCACGCGTGGTGGCTATCAACCCCACAGCAGAAGAGTTCAAAGAGGTGTTAAACATCGATCTTCCAGAGGAAAGTAAAGCAACTGAGTATTTAGGTGAAAGTCGTGACAAGAACACTTTCCTTCGCATAGATTTCTGGCTGGAGGAAGTTAAGAAACAGGACAGGTTTAAGGTGACATTCTTCTTAGAAGATAAGGAGCGTGAGAACAGAGATGGTAGTAAAAAGCAGTACATCAACAATATTGGTACTACTACATGGGCTGTTGATGAAAATGAACTTCCTGACTGGTTTACCAAACGTGACTATCGCGTAGCAAAGGTGGGTGAGGAAGAACTTTACAACTTCATGCGCACATGGTTGGAGCTTGATTATTCTCAGCCTGGCGCAGATCTTTCATTAGAGTGGAAGAAGCTCATGAAAGGAAACGTTAAGGAACTGAAAGATCAGGTGAATGGTGCATATTGTACTAATGTTGCAGCTCTTGCCACCGTTACAGTTAAACAAAAAGATGGTGAGAACAAAGAATATCAGAGCATTTACAATAAAGCATTCCTGCCTGCGTACTATCTGAAGAACTTCCGTTTGATTAACTATAGCGATCCTACAGTACAAAGTGCTCTGCGTACTAAGAAGCTTAAAGATCTTAGACCGCATGAACGTTTTGTAGTGAACGTTACAGGAGAATATGGTTGTAAAGACTATTACACTCTGCGTGACTTACAGGAGTATAACCCAGATGACAATCTGGTGGCTTCTGACAAGACACTCTCTGATGACGGTAGTGACTATTAATTTCCATTCCCCTCACAGCCCTCATCAGAGCAATCTGGTGGGGGCTTTATTTTTTATTCTATGATAACAATTCCTGTTAGTGTAGGTGAGCTTATTGACAAGTACACCATTCTACAAATCAAACGTTCCAAGGTGAGTGCTGATAAGCTTGAGAAAGTGGAGAAAGAAGCAAAACAATTGCTTCCTCTGGTTGGTAAGTTTATTGCCATAGATTCTATATCTAGGTTGTATGAAGACCTTATAGGAGTGAATCTGCAGCTTTGGAATGTAGAAGATGAGATAAGAAAGCTTGAAAAGGACAAAGACTTTGGTGATAAGTTCATTGAACTTGCTAGAGCTGTCTATCATCTAAACGATGAACGCTTTGTTGTCAAGAATAAAATCAACATGCTCACAGATTCAGACATTCAAGAAGTTAAACAGTATATTGACTACAAATGATTACAGGAGAAAGAAAGGTGAGGCTCACTCCTCAGGCTATTCTTCAGAAGATCTCAGAGTATGACATATTCAGGTTTTACATGCCTGAAAAGGGTTGGAAAATCAACCAAGCTACATTCTCTCCGTTTAGGCAAGAGAATAATCCATCCTTTCTGATAGGTAACAAGAGGGGGTTTCTGTCTTTCATAGACTTTGCGGACACCAGCAGGCGTGGAGATTGCTTTACATTTGTCAAGCTACTACACAACCTGTCCACTATGGATGATGTCCTAAGGATGATTGATAGAGACTTTGGACTAGGATTCTTACCAAACACAAGAACAGGAGATTACAAGCGCATTACAAAAGAATACAAACAGCCAGACGATATTGGCAAGCGCTACTCCCTGATTCAGGTGGTTACACGTAAGTTTACCCAAGAAGAACTCTCCTATTGGAATGACTATCACCAGAGCCTGGATGACCTTAGGGCTAACAGTGTCTATGCTATTAAGAAGCTCTATCTGAACAAACAACTGTTTCCACTAAAGGACACAGAGCTCAGATTTGGCTATTTCTATGATGGACATTGGAAGATCTATCGTCCGTTTGGAGATAAGAAAAGCAAATGGGTGCCTAATAATGTCCCCATCACAATGATGGATGGTAAAGAGGATATTTTCAACTGTAAGGTGGCCTTCATCAACAAGTCTAAAAAGGATTACATGGTGATGAAAAAGGTGTTCCCTTGCTGTTGTGCTGTCCAGAACGAAGGTGTGGGCTGTTTCTCTGATGAGAATGTAGAATACCTAAAAGCCAACTCTGACAGGCAGATTCTGAGCTTTGATAGCGATGAGACTGGTGTACACAACTCTAAACAGATTACAGAACTGTTTGATTTTGAATACACTAACGTCCCACGTAAGTATCTATCTGAAGGAATCAAAGACTGGGCTGACCTAGTAAAAAACCATGGGTATGAACCCGTAGAAAACTATTTAAGACAAAAATCAATTTTATGAAAATTGCAACTTACAATTCAACCAAGGACCTGCTCGTAAAAGCACAAGTTCCCCAACAAACAAAAACATATAAGCCTATCACCCATCATCAGCTTATTGATCTCACATTAAATTCCATCCAGTCAGCAGGCTTTACACTGGACAAAGAGTTGTATTCTAGTACACTAGATGGTCAAATAGCAAATGGTAAGTTTACCATCAGCAATGTAGGAGATACAGAAATGCAGCTCCAGATTGGCTGGCAGAATAGCTACAACAAGACCCTGAGCTTGAAGTTTGCCATTGGTGCACACATCTTTATTTGTCAGAATGGTGCTGTACATGGTGATATGGGCTCCTTCAAGAAGAAGCACAAGGGGAATGTTCAAGAGTTCACTCCTACAGCCATTACAGAATACATCAAACAGGCTGGTGAAACCTTTAGAACCATGCAAACAGAGCGTGATGCTATGAAACAAATCGAGGTGACAAAGCGTGTAAAAGCTGAGCTAATCGGTAGATTGCTTCTAGAGGAGCAATTGATCAGCACCATGCAGGTAAACCAGATTGCAGCTGAGCTCACTAATCCTACGTTTGATTATGGTGCTCCTGGTTCTATGTGGGAACTCTACCAGTTCACTACACAGACCATGAAGGATACTCACCCCAGATTCTGGATTAACGACCACATGAAAGCCCACAACTTCTTTGTGAGCGAAAGTGGTATACTTGTTCCACCTGTAGCTGCAGCACAATCAATCATGGCCATGAGTGGTGACACACAAGAAGAAATAGAACAGTTTAGACAGTTACAAATGACATTTTAATATGAATTGGGAGAAATTTGAAGACCAGTTTGACGAGAGCTGGCACTACAAAATGAAGCCATTCATTGAGAGTGAAGCTTGTGATGCTATCTATGAGTTTCTCAAAAAGGAAGCAAAGAGGGGCAAGAAGATTGCCCCCCTTTCTCCTAACGTGTTTAGAGCGTTTAGAGAAACCAAGCTGTCAGACATCAAGGTGATTATGATAGGCATGTGCCCCTATCACACCTTTAGAGATGGGAGTCCTATAGCTGACGGTTTGCTCATGGGCTGTTCTACAACAGGCTATCCACAACCATCATTGGACAAGTTCTATGATGCTTTGGAGAAAGAGCTCCACAATGGGCTTAACCTGAATAGAAGAAAGAACCCAGATGTTAGCTATTTAGCTAACCAGGGCGTGCTTATGCTTAACGCAGCTTTCACTGTAGAGGCTAATAAAGCAGGCTCACATAATGCCATTTGGGAACCATTCATGAAGTATTTACTTGAGAATGTGTTAGATACAACAGGCGCTCCAATCATCTTCCTTGGGAAAGATGCAGCTAAATATGAGCGCTATGTAGCCCCTTTTACATGGACATTTACAGTTTCTCACCCCGCCAGTGCATCATACAAGAATACAGACTGGGATACAGAGGGTGTGTTTAAGAAAGTGAGCCAGATAGTTAAACAAAACAACAATCTTGAAATCGATTGGCTGGATGTTCATCCACCATTCTAAAATCTAAAAACATGCAAATTGATGTATCACAACTCCAATTAGGAGATGAGTTCCTCTATGCTATAATGGGAAATATTGCTAGAGCTAAGGTGATTAGACCTGTAGAAGTTAAAAAGGTGCAGCCTAATTATCAAACCCAGCCAGGAAAGGTGTTCTACAAATCAGTGAAGTGTAAGGTGGCTATGGAAGAAAGAACCTTCACCACAAGCTGGAACAATCGCACATATACCAAAAAAGAATACTGCGCATCAGACAACTACACTGTTGAGAAGTTTGTAGATCTCAATCACAGAAACGTTTGGTTAATTAAAAAAGAAGACTAATGAAACCTTTAAAAGTTGGAGAAAACCTCACCTTGAACATGGGTGACTTTATTGTGATTGCCTCAGGTGGTCAATTAGATTATGGGTGGTACTGTGGACAGGGTAGAGGTGGGTCCACCCTTCATTATTACAGTATATGGGCTCCTGGAAGTGCTTTAGAAGACTATGAAAAGTATGAAAAAGGAGAACCAATACGATCATGGGTAGCTGAAAGATTTAAAAGGCAGAAAGGATTTAATTCTAAATGCTTTTACAAGAACTTTCTGAGTACCTATTATGAAAGTAGAATATTGAAGCCAGCTAATCCAGACGATCTATTTACACATCCAGAGCAACTAGCAAAATACAACAAATCAAAAGAAGCACTAATCAGAATTAAATTCCTACAACCATGATTTTAGAAAAACAGAAAGAAGCAATGGTTCACCAGGAAGGTGAAACACAAGAATCTATTGGAATGTCCCTTGACTTAGAATCAGCACAGGTATTGATGCAGATGCTTAGTAAGAATCTGTATTCAGATGCTATTGGTTCTACTGTCAGAGAGTGTGCATCCAATGCACTAGACTCACACCGCAGGGCTGGTGTTGATAAGCCTATCGTTGTTGCTCTGAGCAAGAACAAAGAAGACAACTATGAGTTCTCTGTGGAGGACTTTGGTATTGGTTTGGATGCTGATGACGTAAAGAATATCATCAGTAAGTATGGTAAGAGTACAAAGCGTAATAGCGCTACAGAACTAGGCATGATGGGGCTAGGTTTCAAAGCCCCGCTAGCGTACAGCTCAAGCTTCTATTTTGTCTGTCGTAAGGATGGAATGGAACGCAAGTATATGATGTACGAGGGTGAAGATGTCAATACTATTGACCTTCTTTATGAAGCACCCACAGATCAGCCTAATGGTGTTAAAGTGATTGTACCTATCAAGTATTATGATAGATACAGTTTTGAGAACAAAATCAAGGAGCAGCTCGCTTATTTTGAGAGTGTCTACTTTGATGTACCAAACATCGCTAATAACTTTGTAATTACACGCCATGAACTCTTCCAATTTTCGGAGCTGTCTAGTGATAATAATTTGCATGTTTGTCTGGATAATGTCTATTATCCTCTTGACTTCAGCAAACTGGGAATTGATAGAATCCATCTTCCAGTGGCTCTCAGATTTAGTCTGACGGATGGCTTGTTCCCAACTCCAAACAGGGAATCCATTCGATACACACAGGAGGCCAAGACTATCATCCTGGATAAGATCAGAGATGCTTCCAACTACTTCATCCAGAGGTACAATGACACGGTTAAGGACACTACCAACCTGAAGATAGTTATTGACTATTACAACTCTGACAGTCGCTATCTGAAGATAGGTAAGAACAGCTGGGACATTCATCCTCTATCTAAGTTTGCTACCATAGGTATTGCAGCCCCTAAGCTCAAGGGTATCGAACTGCTTGATATGGAGCGCCTTGTGAAGCTTCAGGATTATCTTCTTGGTGAGTATGAGGGTAAGTATTATGTAACTGGTAAGTCTGTGCGTGAAGCAAAGCGTTATTACCAAACTACGTCTCTCAGAAAGCTCACTCACACGATTTATGTCTATGAGTCGGACAGAATCTCTGGCTTGAAAAAAGACTATCTGAAGAGTGTGCAGCCTGATAATCACACAGAGGCGCTCATTGTTAGAAAGGTTGGTTCTTTCCCTTTACGCAGCAAGAATGCACGTGGTGATTTTGACAACTATTACACCATGTTACAGCTGGGTAACCATCCCAAAACTGAATGGAGAAAGCGTATTCAGGAGTTCCAATCCATCATCAAGAGCTATACTGACCACTTCGTAAACATTGACGCTCTAGAGGTGCCTCAGGAGTTTATCGATGGTAGAAAGAAGAATCGCATCAGCACTGGTCAAATCAAGGGCACAGGAGCTACTGGTGGTGGTCCTCGTAGAATTAAGCTGAAAGGTGAGATGATATGTAAGCAGGCTGAACATCTAGAGCGCTGGGTGGATGGAAAGAACTGTAAATGGGTGAGCAAGACCTATGACATGTCTAAGTTCCACCAGAACGAATTCATCCTCGTATATGGTAAGCAGGAAGATGCTGACAAGATGGACAAGTGGTTCAAACCTACGCGTAATCTTAAAGTGGAACTAGCCATCCTCAGCGAGCGTGAGATTAAGCTTGTAGAGAAAGTCCAATTACATAACCTAATGTCATTTAGTAAATTTATGGAAGGAAAGAATAAACCGTTCCAACGGATAGTAACAGCATGTCTTATCGATAAGCTCTATGACGAATATAAATACATATTCCGTAGCTGTGCAGTTCTTGAACATATCTCTAAAGACTTGTACAACAAGATTGTGAGTCTGAGAGAATATAGAGAGAAGAACTTCAGAGACATCAACGATGAGTATAGAAATATCCTCATAGAGCATGCAAAGGAAATCAAGGGTTTTGATATGTCTATCTATTCCACTGTTGTGGAGATAGAAAGTATCTGTAAGAAGCTTCCATTCCTAGACCCAATGATGAGTAACATCCGTTTTTATGGAGATGAGGATGATAAAAAGCCAATGGTTATAGCCCTGAAGGATCTATTCAAATACCACAAGCATAGAATAGATTGGAAGAATTATTCAATCCGTTTCAATGAGGACCTCCCTTTAGAGGAGACGCTAACAACGGAAACTGTTGAACAATTGGTACAACAAGATTAAACAAAAGGGGGGATGTAATGTCCCCCCCTATTAAAATTTTAAAACACAATCAAATGAGTATCTTTAGCCTAAACTGGTTTAAATCAAGAAAACAACAAGAGATCGAGGATCTCAAGCATGAAATCAAAATGAAGGAGCTGCAGAGACAGCTAGAAAGAATGGATAGCGCCCCAGTGCCTGCACAACAAAGCACAACCTGGAATTATAACTATGTACCCAGTCAACCAACTGTGCCTACAAAGCCCTACAAGAATATCAAGTTGGTCAACGACACGCTCACTATTGTTCTGAATGATGGGTCTATCATCACTAAACCTGGTGCAAGTAACGATGACTTTATAACTGCTCGCAAAGCATCCACAGAAGAGCAGCTTCTCACTCTTGTTGCTAGTCCAGAGATTGTGGCTGAAAGAAAGAAAGAAGAAGCAGAACTGGCTAGAAATAAAGCACTTAGAGATGGCATCAATAAACTTGGTGAGCTAAATGACTTCCGTGTAGATGGTGGTTCTGTCTACCTCACAGGTATTGATCGTTCCCTACCACAGCTGCTAGTTGAGGAGTTTGTTGTAATTGCATCCAGAAGCAACTTCAATTCCTATTTGCTGGCTAAAGATGAGGAGTTTCAGTCCCTGAAGCGCTTCTTTATGTGGTGCTGTCTGAATCCTCGTGCAGAGGTGGCAGATAAGCTATATAACTTCCTGAAAAACAACGCATTCAAAATCACCAAGCAGGGCTTCTTCGCTGCACTCAGAAATGTGGTAACACTACACGGATCTACAGAACTGGTCCAGTTTGTATCCAACGCCTACACCAAGGTGAAAGCTGTGTGGAAGAAGAGTCCAGATGATTATGAAGTGTATCTAAAGGATGGTGCTTATTCCTTCATCCATGTAGATGATACATACACTACAGAAACAGTAGAAGGTGAAGAGTATTATGATGAAGATGTCGAAGATTATGTATGTGAAGAAGATGAAGAAATCACTGTAAAGAGAACAGACCTTGGAGAACACATCGGTAATCTGACAGAAATCTATCTGGACCTGCCTAATAGAAGCGAGAACAGATTTACAGATGCTCATACAAAAACCTTTGACATTCGTGTAGGTAGACCTGTAAACATGGACCCTAAAGCATGTCGTTGGAATACAGACGATTGTGGTGCTGAGGGTTTACACTTCACCTCTGATGAGATTCACTATGTAGGATGTGGTGACCAGTCTGTACTGGTGCTCATTAACCCAATGAAGGTGGTGGGTATTGGTGAGAGCAAAGGTAGATGTTGGGAGTATTTACCAATCATGACTGTTCCTCGTGATGAAGCAACATCTATTCTGCATGATCTGGACTTTGACATGCTGCAGCTTGACGATAGCTATGCTGTTCGTGAGCTTGAGGGTTTGACAGAGAAAGCAAAAGATGGTTTTGTTGCTGAGAGCAAGAAGCATGAATTCAACATGCCTCATATCTCTACAAGAGACATTGAGAACATCGTAGCTTCTTTGGATGAGATGAAGAACGAAATCAGCAAGCGCATCGTTGCTCTTGATTAATAATTTTGGGAGTGTCACTATTTTTCGTAATTTAGTGACATTCCCTTATTATAACTCTATGACAACTAAGAAGATACGTAAGCCTAGGAAGCCAAAGGTGCTGCGCACTAGAAATGCTGGAACCATGACAGAATCAGCATTCTGGTCCTTCATTCGTAGTGCCCTAAGGCAGAAGAGCAGATTTTGGAAACCTATATTGCAATGCAAATATGAAGCCCGTAGAACCTATAAAGGTCCTAATAAGAGGCAGAAGTTTGAATACCTGTGCAACAGCTGTAATAAATGGTTCCCAGAGAAGAAAATTAACGTGGATCATACAGTTCCTGCAGGTTCTCTAAACTGTGCAGCAGACCTCCCAGGATTTGTGGAGCGCCTGTTTTGTGAGAAAGAACATCTGCAAGTGCTATGTGAGACATGTCATGATGAAAAAACTAAACAAGAAAAACTATGTCAGAAGAAGTAAACCAAATTGTCATCAACAAAGAGCCCTCCTTTACAGAGGTGTGGCACGAGGGGTACATTGAATCCAATGGGGAACGTCATTACTTTTGGCTTATTAATCCTCAGGGTGTAGATCCTAGAGGTAATGAATATGCTCAAGAGGTGAGATGGTTCTTTGCTCGTGTCCCTAGAGAAGTGAGAGCTATGTACAATTCTATTATTGAAGCATTTAAACAGACAGAGAATGATAGTGCAAACAGTGCACGAGATTCTAAATCCCTTTGATGTAGAAGTGCGAGAACTGGGGTATGGGGTGGCTTTATTTCTGATAACAGGAAGCATCCATTCCAACCCTCAGTTTATCGTGCGTTTCTATCATACAGGAGAAATTAGAACCGTGGACCAAAATGACCTACGTGTATACGGTAATCCAACAGCAGGTGAATCTTTAAAACCAAAAGACAATGATTAAAGGACAAGTAAAAACAGAAGCAAACTATCGTGCTAAGGCAATTGATAGTTCGTCCAGCCTGAAGGAATTCAGCATGGACAGGAAGAAATACTATCGTAAGTATATCCTGGGTGAGACTGTAGAAGATAAAGACACCCAAGCAGCTACAATTGGTAGGGTGGTAGAAACTCTATTACTGGAACCAGAGCTATTTGATGAGAAATTTTATATGTCAGCTTGTGCTAGTGCCCCTACAGGATTAATGTTGGCGTTTGTAGAAGCTTTGTACAAGTTTACTAAAGAGGCCACAGATGATAACGGTAATGTAACTAGAAGCTTTGAGGACATATCTAAAGATGCATATACAGAATCTGGATTCAAGATTAAGTATGATGCTGTCATTGGTAAGTTTGTAGGATCTGATGCAGAAATCTTCTACAACGAGATTCGCAAGGTGAGAAGTCAAAACCTCACTGTCATCACTACAGAGGATGTGAGTAATGCAGAGAAGATTGTAGAGGAGCTCCGCAACAATCCTGTTACTAAAGACGTGGTTAATCTTGTCAGTAGCCCACGCTATACAGTGCACAACCAGCTACAGGTGGAAGGATATGAGGTGGATGATCACAAGTTCAAGAGCATGATGGATAAGGTGATCGTTGATCACGAACAGCGAACAATCCAGGTGTATGATCTTAAGTGTACGTGGAGCGTAGAGAACTTCCTAGAGGAGTATTATCTCTATCGTAGAGCTTATATTCAGGCCTATTTGTATTTCTGGGCAGCGTTTAAGTTCAGAGATGACTATAAGCTTGATGGCTATAGAGTTGATCCACCTATGTTTATTGTTTGTGACAGCACCAACTATTACAATCCATTGATATACACACTCTCCCATGGGGATCTAGAGGACGCATATAACGGTTTTACTCACAAGAATAGAGAATATGTGGGCGTTCAGGATCTAATTGAGGACCTGAAGTGGGCTCTTGAGAATAATGTGTGGAACATTAGCAGAGAAAACAGCATTAACAATGGACTTGTAAACATTAGAGGATGAATGATGTAAAAAAGACAATCACAAGCATATTTATGGTGCCCACCCTCAAGATACCAAGAGGTGAGCTGCAAGAGAATGGTTTTATCAATGGTTATGTTAGAGATGATAGCAGAGAGGTGCAGTATGATCACTGCATCTATCTGCTCTTTCAGCCTAAGAGCCTATACAAGTTCAGAGAGTTTCTGGATAGCGAATATGAACGAACCAAGTCTATTATTGATGACTATGATTACAACGATGGTTTTGTAGTGGTGGTTTATCAACTGGACAAGAAGTTTACTAAAGACTTCATGTTGATTAAAGAAGGTTTGTATTCCCGCACATCCAAGGACTTTCAGGCTCTATTCCCTAAGATAATCAAGATTAATAAGAACGGTTTGCAGCGAGATGAAATCAGCTTGCAATACCGTGTGTTCAATAGAACAGAAGACTTGATTAAGTTCTGGGAGGACAAACTAGGCGTAGAGTTTGATGATGACCAGGAGGTTTGGCATGCATTTATTACGGAAGATGAAATTCTTAACACTGAAAAACTCAAAGAGTATGTATGATAATCAAATAGCAGAAACGCTAAGAAAAACCTACGGAGATGAGAAGTTCAAGATCTATTGTGAGATGCAAGTGATTAGACACAAGCTTGCTAACAGAGAACTGGACAGACTTAGTGGTTCAGAAGACGAGAGCTATGAGCGCTACTTCTGGAAGACAAAGCTTGATGAAATTACTAAAAACGAAAAACTAAAAGAAAATGTATAATCTACTAGAAAAGTATCCCTACGCTACAGAGGCTATAAGGGATTGGTTTATGGGGAAGATGATCGAGTCTTTTAAAGACCAGAACGTCCCTAGTGATTTTAAAGAATACATGCGTCAGCAGGGAATTCCAAATGATAGGTTGGCTCAGATGATTCAAGGTAATCCCAGAGTGTTGTTTGATGTATTTGATGATAACAACGTGATTATCAACGTATTGTGTATATACAAAGGTTTTACGTGGGATGTAGGAGATGTGAAAAGTGTTCAAGTGTATTCCTCTAGAAAGGAAGCTGAGGGTGCTGCTGTTGAACGCGCCTTTCAAATACTGGATGAAAAGTTAAACATTATTGTTTCTGAAACCAAAAACGATGAAAGACCAGATAGTACAACAAGTGATAACAAAATATTCTGAGCGCAGCGAAAGAGGTTATCAGAAGTATGGCACCACCTTAGAAGAGAATAACAGGGACGTCTACCTGAAACATCTTCAGGAGGAGCTTATGGACGCTACCCTCTACCTAGAGAAACTTATTACGTTAGAACAGGAGATGAGAATCCTCTGCATGAAGCATTTAGATAATAAGGAACTAGGTGATGCTGTAAGGAAATTAGTTAGCTAGAATTTTCTAATTGTCTTGGAACTTAAGGGGTGGTGATTTAACTTCGCCACCCCTTATTTTTCACCTTTTAAAACACGATTTTTCTATGGATTTAGGATTGGACGCACTAAGTAAATTAACAGTTTTTAGTAAGTACGCAAAGTATGTACCCGAATTAAAGCGAAGAGAGACCTGGGAAGAGATTGTAGCCAGGTATGAGAGCATGATGATCAAGAAGTATCCTAAGCTGGAAAGCCAGATTAAGGAGACTTCTCAGTTCATTTTAAACAAGAAAGTGCTTCCTTCCATGAGAGCCCTGCAGTTTGCAGGACCAGCCGCTGAGGTGAACAACTCAAGAATCTACAACTGCTGCTATCTACCTATTGATAGCATTCATAGCTTCAGTGAGACTATGTTCTTGCTATTGGGTGGTACAGGAGTGGGCTATAGTGTTCAGAAACAACACGTTGGACAGCTTCCAACTGTTACAAAGCCTGGTAAAGCTCGTAACTACTTGATTGAGGACAGCATTATGGGATGGGCAGACGCTATCAAGGTGCTCATGAAAGCCTATCTAGAGGGTGGTTTTATGCCCAAGTTTGACTTCAGAGCCATCCGCAAGAAGGGTGCTCGACTGGTTACAGCTGGTGGTAAAGCCCCTGGACCAGAGCCTTTAAAGATATGTCTGGCTCATGTAGAGGCTGTTTTGAGCCGAATAGAGCCTGGTAATCAGCTCACACCTCTTCAGTGCCACGATATCCTGTGTCACATCGCAAACAGTGTACTGGCTGGTGGTATCCGCAGATCTGCTATGATTGCCCTGTTTAGCCATGATGATGAGGAAATGATCACCTGCAAGTATGGTAACTGGTGGGAGACTAATGAACAGCGTGGTAGAGCTAATAACTCTGCTGTACTTCTCAGAGGGGATGTCGTAGCTCAGGAGTTCTTTGATCTCTGGAAGCGCATTGAAGCTTCTGGATCAGGGGAGCCTGGGATTTATTGGACAAACAATCTAGACTGGGGAACTAATCCCTGCTGTGAGATTGCTCTCAGACCCTATCAGTTCTGTAACCTGTGTGAGGTGAATGTAAGTGATGTAGTTAATCAGCAGGACCTGAATGATCGTGTTACAGCAGCTGCGTTCTTTGGAACTCTGCAGGCTGGATTTACAGACTTTCACTACCTAAGACCCATTTGGTCTAAAACCACCCAGAAAGATGCCCTCCTTGGGATAGGCATGACTGGGATTGGGTCAGGGGAAATCTTGAAATATAACCTAGCAGCTGCAGCACGTGTGGCCAAGATGACTAATGCTATCATTAGCGAGCAGATTGGTACAAATGAAGCAGCACGTGTAACATGCATTAAGCCTTCTGGTACAACCAGCCTTGTTCTGGGAACAGCTAGCGGTATACATGCCTGGCACAACGATTATTACCTGCGCACTATGCGTTTTGGTAAGAATGAAGATGTGGCTAGCTATCTAATGGTAAACCATCCAGAACTGGTTGAGGATGATGTACTTAGACCACATGATACTGTCTGTGTGCGCATTCCTGTAAAGGCGCCTGAAGGGTCCATTTTCCGTACAGAGAGCCCTCTTGAAACATTAGAGCGTGTCAAGAAGTTCTCCATCGAGTGGATCAAAGAAGGTCACCTGATAGGAGACAATACACACAACGTATCAGCCACTATTTCTCTTAAGCCCGAAGAATGGCCTATTGCAGGAGAGTGGATGTGGGACAATAGACAATTTTACAATGGCCTAAGTGTTCTCCCTTATTTTGGACACACTTACAAACAGGCTCCTTTTGAAGACATCACAGAGGAAGAATATAATAACAGGCTTGCTACCCTTCATACACTAGATCTCACCAAGGTGACAGAACTAGACGATGCTGTAGAATTTTCTCAAATTGCAAGTTGTGCGGGAGGGGCTTGTGAAGTACAGTAAGTTTGATCTTATAGAGGGCATGCATTATTACCTAGAAGGTAATAAGGTGGTGTTTACAGAGCTGTTCCATAAACAACGTGGCTATTGTTGTGGTGCGGGCTGTAAACATTGCCCTTTTGATCCAAAGCACAATAAAGGAAATAAGAAGACGAAAAAAGTTTGATTCGACAGTTAACGAAAGCCCTGGGTGTGTCTACACTCGGGGCTAATTTTTTGTAAAAAAGTTAGGTTTTCATAGGGAAAACCGTTATATTTGTGTATTAAACAACAACTACATATGGCAAAGGCAAAACAAGAAAACTCTGAATCCAAACAGAGTAAATTTCAAGAAGCATTAGACAAATTAAACAAGACGTATGGTGTAGGCACAGTGCTTGCACTAGACAGTAAAACTGGTGGTGATTATGACATCATCAGCACAGGGTCACTTGGTTTTGATTACATTACACTAGGTGTGGGTGGCTTTGTAAAAGGTCGCATGTATGAACTGATGGGATGGGAGGGTACAGGCAAATCAACCATCTGCGGTCATGCTGCAGCAGAGTGTCAAAGAAAAGGAGGTACTGTTCTGTATATTGATGGCGAGCATGCTGTTGATAAGAAATACTTTCAGGCCCTGGGTGTAGATACAACTAAAATGTTGATTGCTCAACCTGCTTGTGGTGAGGAAGGATTCAACATTGCTATGGAGATGATCAACACTGGAGAAATTGACCTAGTAATTATTGACTCAGACTCATCACTTATTCCTAAGAAGGTGTTAGATGGTGAGGTGGGTGATAGTGCTATTGGTAAGAAAGCTGTTCTGAACAGCAATGCCTATCCTAAGCTGAAGACAGCCCTAGCTGCAAACAATGTTTGCATGATTGTAATCAGTCAGTATCGCGAGAAGATTGGTGTTATGTTTGGTAATCCCACCACAACACAAGGAGGACATGCGCTGAAGTTTTACAGTGATTGTAGAATTGAGGTGAGCAGAAGCCTTGCAAAAGAGGGGGACGTCACTTATGGTAATCTAACTAAGGTGAAAGCTACCAAGAACAAACTAAATCCTCCCTACCGTATGGCTAGCTTTGAAATCATCTATGGTGAGGGTATTGATAAGGTAGGTGAAACACTCACTCTCATGAACGAGTATGAGGTGGGTAGGAAGTATGGCAAAACCATGACTTTCAATGAAACTAAGTATGACCTGGAAGAGTTTAAGAGAATGCTTTTAGACAACCCTGAGTTCTACGCAGAGATTAAAACCGCTATTCTTGACAAAATAAAACAAGCAGATGTCCTCCAGGAAGCCGAAGATCAGATTTAAAAAGAAAGATGAGCAGACCAAGCTACCTGTAAAGGGTAGCTTGACTGCTGCTTGTTTTGATGTATTTGCCCACAGTGTTAAGATTGAACGTCCTAATAAGATGATTATTGGGCTAGGATTTAGCACAGAAATCCCTACGGGGTATAGAGGAGTGATTGCTCCTCGTAGTAGTTTATCCAAAACTGACTGGATACTAGGTAACTCTATTGGTATTATAGACTCAGACTATCGTGGTGAATGGATGGTTGTGTTTAAATGCCTAGGAGAGATGATTTATCAGCCTCTGCCCTATGGGGTAGGTGAAAGATGTGCTCAGATTTACTTTGAGCCAGTGCAAGGATTCTATATGGAGGAAGTAGATGAGCTCTCTGACACTGAACGTGGAGAAGGAGGTTTTGGATCAACTGGTAAATAGTTTTCTATGAGTAAACTTATATTGTCTGTCGATCAGGATGAAATGAGTTTGTTTAACAAACAGTATCTCAGTCTTCCAGAGCTCTGTGATGAGATTGAGGCAAGGTTAGAGAACAAACCAGACGGTCGTAAGCGCAAGGATGTGGCTAAATGGAAGGAGGAAACTAACTTCCTGATAGACATGTACAATGCTAAGGCTAAGTTTAAAACCTACAACAAAGTAAAGTGAAATGTAAAACATGTGGAGCAAATGCTGAAAGTGAATACTGTTTTAGGCACAAACCCAGAAAACCCCTACCTAGAACGTCCAGTAGATTTGCTAAAAAACTGGACAAACCTGTAAAATCTGAAGAGGAAATTCGACAGATTTCCGAAATGAGGGAGTTTTTCTTACAATTATGGAAAAAACTTCCTCATTATTCTATGGTTAGTGGAAAATATTTGGGAAAAGAGCCTTTAACAGTATTCTTTCATCATGTTCTTCCCAAAGAAAAGTACCCAGAAGCTTCTTTGGATGAACAAAATATCATACTTTTAACGCTAGAGGAGCACAATCAAGTGGAAATGGATATCTACAGATATGAGGAAGTGAATATTAGACGTAATCTTCTAAAAGCTAAGTATGAAAGAGCCAAATAGAGAGCGTAAGGCTGATATCAAATCGATAAATGCCATACAGCTTAATGAGGAACAGAAGGAGGCAAAGAGGTTAATCATTGAGAATCAAATAGTTATAATCACTGGTAGAGCTGGATGTGGTAAGAGCCTTGTATGTGCTCAGGCATCCCTTGATTTTCTTAAGAAGAAACAAGTGGATTGTGTTTACAACACCAGAGCTGCCATTGAGGTGGGAAGAAGCTTAGGCTTTCTGCCTGGTTCAGTTGGTGAAAAGTTTGATCCTTATATGGAAGCCTTTATTGAGAACCTCAACAAATGCTGTTCTGATAAAAAGGAGGTGGATAAGCTTATAGAAGATGACAAGATAAAAGCTCTTCCAGTTCAGTTCATCCGTGGTAAGACAATCGATGATGTATTGATTGTAGAGGAGGCTCAGAACCTCACAAAGGCAGAGATGCTAGCAATCATTACACGCCTTGGTAAGACAGGTAAGATTATCATCAATGGAGACAATGAACAGAAGGATATCAAAGATGAGTTTAATGGACTCAGCTATGCGATTGAGCTCTCCAAGAAGATCAAGGAGATTAAATGGATTAAGCTGAAGGTGAATCACAGAAGTGATCTAGTAGGCAAAATCCTGGATTATGAGTATGGAAAATAAACTATCAAATATTTAAAATCACACAACAAATGAGTAATCAATTCTTCTACACTCGTAAAGAGTTAAAGAGTGGTACACCAGAAAACCCTGTGTACACTGAATTCCGTGACAGTTTTAACATCAACAAGGTGATTCGTTCTGTAGCCATTGAGGACGGACGTGTAATGATCTTATTGGATGACTTGCATGAGCGTGCTCAAGAGGTGCCTGAGGTTGATCCCCGTACCAACAAGGTGAAAGGTGTCAAGCGCCAAAGAAACACATTCCAGTCTGAAATCTATCTTGAAGGAGAAGACGTAAACCGTTTTTACAATGCAACATCAATCTGAACTACCATTCATCAGTTGTAAGTGCATCACCTACGGTAGGGTGGACACGCTTGAGGAAAGTTTAAACGCTTTCCTCAAGCAGGACTACCCTGCTGATAAGTGTGAGCTCATTATAGTTAATGACTACCCCATGCAGACATTAGTTTACAATCACCCTCAGGTGAAGGTGTTTAATGTGAGTCACACATTTAGTACCATCGGTGATAAGGAAAACTTTGCTACAAAGCTTTGTGATGGGGATATCATTTGCCAATGGGATGATGATGATGTGGCTGCATCTTGGCATTTAAAGAATGTAGCTAAATACTTTACAGATGACGTAAACATCCTACACTGGAATCCAGGAGTGTTCTTTAATGGTGATAGCATCACTAGCATCACCTGGATAGGTAACTCTGGTATTGTATTCAGGAAGTCTGCATGGGAAGCTATTGGTGGTCATCCCATCGAGAATGCTGGATACGATATGACATTCATCGAGCGCCTACATGCTTACGGAGGAAGACTATTTGCTGCTCCTCCCAAGGAAGAAGCTAGCTGGTTCTATATGTGGGGAGGACGTGGTTATCACATGTCTGGTCAAGGACACGATAAACCTGGTCAACCTAATGTAATACAGAGACACAGCACTCACATTGAAAATCTTAGGCAGCAAGGTAAGATACCTACAGGAGATGTGCTTCTGGTTCCTAGATTTAAACATGATTACGATCAAATGGTAAAAGACTATGTTAGTAGACTTCATAATCCCAACGTACAGTAGACCTGCTCCACTCAGATGCATGATTGCATCTCTTATAGCCCAAACCAATCCTAGTTGGAGAGCTAATGTAGTAATTGACAATCCTGAGGATGTAGATAATGTAAAGCTTGTAGAGAGTTTTGCTGATGACAGAATCAGATGGACCAAGATGGACAAGCGCTACAATGACTGGGGACACACTCCCCGTGAGTTTGGTAAGCAGATGAGTGAGTGTCAGTATGTTATCATGACTGGTGATGACAACTATTACACTCCCAACTTTGTACATGAGTTAGAGCTCCGAACAGAGTCCAATCCTGGTATGGTATACTGGGACATGGTTCATTCGCACTTTCAGTATGCTTATTTCAAATGTGTCCCTGCAGGGGGTCAGATTGATATGGGAGCTTTTGCTACACGCAGAGATTTAGCCCAGCAGATCTATCTAGGTGTAGAATATGCTGCTGACGGATGGTTCGTAGAACAGTTTAAACAGAAGTTTCCAGGAGAAAACATTGCCAGAATAGATAAAGTATTATTCGTACACAACTAATTTTATGGGAAGACTTACAGACATTGCCAATCGTCAGAAAACTGATAAAGGCACAGAACATTACGAAAAGCACGGATACACAGAGGTTTACGACAGATACATCCCTGAGACAGGTCATTGTAAGCTGCTAGAGATAGGTATCTGGCATGGAGACTCTCTCAGAATGTGGAATGAATACAACCACGAGATAGAAATCCATGCGTTGGATATAGATAAGGATGTCAAGCAGTATATTGAGCAGCCTAATCCCTACCACATCTATATTGGGGATCAAACTGATGAGTCTTTGATAAACTATATTGCTAAAGAGGCTGCTCCTTTCAACTTTATTATTGATGACGGTAGTCATCAAGGTGACCATATTGTAGCATCGTTTAAACTTCTGTGGCAACACATCAAACCTGGAGGGTACTACTTCATTGAGGATCTGCACGCAGGACATGCTAATAGACCAGTAACTATTGAGAGAATCAAAAGATGGCTAGGAGAGAGTCCTAATTCTATGACCCTAATGGCTAACGATAAGCTACTCATCATCAAGAAACCATGGGAATCCCCGTTATCATAAACAACAGAAACCTTCTCACATGGCCCAAGGCTATGGTGGAGAGGATACAGCGCTACGATGGTGTAGGGGAAATAGTTATTGTAGACAATGAGTCTACCTATCCCCCCTTACTCGAGTGGTATGATACTAATCCCTGTAGGATAGAGCGCCACGGGAATGTGGGAATTGCAGCCCCCTGGATAAAGCAAACTGTTGCTGGTTTAAACAGCAAGTTCTACGTGGTTACAGACCCAGATATGGGGCTTGAAAACACACCCGATGATACATTGCTCTATCTGCAGGACAAAATGAACAGCCTGAACATAGATAAGATAGGGCTGGGACTAGACTGGCAGAGAGTGGAAGACAAGTCTCCGTATTACAAGCGCCTTCATTTGTATGAGAAAGACAGGTGGGAGAAATCCCCTGTTCAAGATGGTGTATACATGGAAGTGCAGATAGACACTACGTTTGCCTTATATAGACATCCTGTGTATTTCATAGGAGGAGCATCCACTACATTTCCCTATGTAGCTAGACACTATCCCTGGGAGTTTTCTCTGGAGGAGGCCAGGGCTAATGAGGAATTCATGTACTATATGAATCACGCAACAAGCGCTTCTTCCTACAAAACTTTAATACGCCCATGAAAAAAGCCCCTAGAAAGGGGCTTTTGTATTAAACAAACAACTATGAACAACAACTATTTTGACAGGCGCTTCACTTTCATGGGCCACATCTTGCTCTTACGACGAAGCTTTGTATCAGCTTCCTTCATATAATTAGCATTAATGGGCCTAGGTGGGCTCACCTTTGGTGCCTTTTTGGGTCTACCTGATTTCATATTAATAGCAGCCTCCTCTGCATTTACCACCCGTTTGCATCATCTTATATCCACCCATAGCTTTCTTCATGTGTGCTTTTCCACCATGCTTCATCATAGGACGTGCTGCTGTGCGAGATTTTCTTTTTGAAGCTGCTTCTCTACCTATGGCAGCTGCAACTCTTGCTCTTCTTTGCATTGGAGTGGTAGTACCATTCATAGCTTTACCAATAGTCTTTGGATAAGAACTCAGACGCTTAGATACGTTGCTTCCACTAGGAGAAAGGGTAGCACCGCCACGAGCTTTCTTTACTGATTTGCCATTTTTAATAACACCACGTCCTTTCAAAACATCAGCACGTGTCACTTTTCCATCTCCTGTAAGATCAGGAAAGCTTCCGCCTTTTTTAGCCGTACCACCATTGCGCATTCTAGGACCTCTGCGAGCTTCACGTTTAGCTTCTCTATCAGCTTGACGATCAGCTCTACGATTTTCTTTCTCATACATACGCTCTTCTTTACGAAACGCTTTTTCAAGACCACATTTCTGGCCTTTAGCTCTACCAACTCGTTCGCCCCATTGGGCTTTTTTCATTGTTGCCATTTTATTTAATTATTTTATTGATGAAGAATCAACTTTTGTAGAATCTACCTTTACAGAGTCAACGCTAACAGCAGGAGCTGAAGCTTTACCACCACATGCTACTAACATTGTAGCGATTACTAAGATTGCGATTGCTTTTTTCATTATTGTGTTTTAATTGTTAACAATTCCATTTTCTAAGTGACTTATTGATTCTGCTATTTGGATCGTTAGCAGTTTTTGCAGATGT